GTACAAGGTGAACGGCACTTTGTTCGTTAAGGCAACGCAGGATTACGACAAAGCTGTGGTCTTCATGATGGCGGCTTACAACGAGGGCGCCAACAAAGTCAACATGTTCAAGGACGGTAAGTGGAACACGTCAATGAAGCGTCGCGGGTTCTGGTTGAAACTCTTTGGCTGGTAACTGTTGCCCTGAACCCTGTGTAGGGCTATAAGAGGGCAACAACTGGAGGACACATCATGAACGCTGAGAACATTGAGAACACCCTGAAGGAAATCTTCTCGGAAGCGATTGAGGATGGTGTCTTCAGTAACGTTCGCTCCTTCGAGGAAGCGATGATCCTGAGTCAGGATCGCGGTCTGGTCGTCAAGACTGTCTTCGGAGACGAGTTCCAGATCACCATCGTCCAGACTCGATAGGAGGACTAGGTGGCCGATAAGACCTACAACCTGCAGACCTGGGATGGCGAGCAGTTCAATACGGTCCGGACAGAGGAGTCCAACATTCCAGCCCTCTCGTGGCTGCAGGCTCAGGCTCGCTTCATGCCGAACTGTCCAGCGCGGGTGACTGTAACGGAAGTCCTCCAAGAATACGAGCCCACAAAGCGGAAAATCCGATGACGTCCTATTACACCGAACTGGATGAAGACCGCGGCTGGGATGATGTCGTCGCCGAGCAGGAGCGTGAGCGAGAAGAGGGTCGTCGTCTAGCCCGTTTTAAGCCGGCTGAGTACGCGATCGCCAAGGGGCGGCTGTAGGCACCAGGGTCGTCTGTGCAGCGTGTTCTAAGGCGTTTCTGAAGCGTTCATACCAGCAGGCATTCTGCTCTAACAAGGGCAGGGGCAACTGCAAAGACGCCTATTGGAATTTGGTTAAGCCTCGGGGCATTGCCCTGTTGACCTAGAATTGCGTCTAGGCTATAACAGGGCATCAACTGGAGAGACGCCTATGCACCATTATCGTCTTCGAGCCGGCAAGGACACCATCTTTCTCCGGACCAAAGCTGTCCTGGAAACGGCTTCCGAGCAAGTCGGCAAGCTCGTGAAGGAAGCGCAATATCAGGTCGAGCTCATTGCTCCCACAGATATCGCCTCTCTGCAACAGGCCAACGCCTACTTCAAGAAGTGCGGTATGGCTCCGTCGAATATCCGCTTGACCTGACCTCCGTTCTATCGGATAAGAGGGCATAGGTTAACACGTCAAGGATCCAACATGCATTTTCTGACTTGCGTTGTCTTTTCTGGTGCCTTTGGGTATGTTGCGTACGCCACCGGAAAGCACGCTATCGAATACGGCCATGCGGCTGATCTGGCGGCATTCCTACATAAGCCTGTTATGGAACACAAATATGCCCACGCGGCAAATATGTTCTTGATCTTGATGGCGGTTTCCGCTATATTGGCGGCAGGATCACTCTTATATGGAATCTTTGGATGAGCATTGGTACAAACCGCAACCCCGCTAACACGATGTCGGCAGCAGAGATGCGCCAGAGGGCTCGTGAGTATCGGGACAAGGGTCTGCACGAGCTGGCGAAGGGGCTGGAGAGTTCAGCCAAGCGTCAGGAGAAGAAAGAGAAAGACAACAAAATTCGCTAGCTTTTAGCATAGGTGTTTTTTTCCTGTTGACTCGAAATCCGGAATATCGGATAAAGGGGCTTCACAAGGAGATACCCTATGAAGACTGTTCAAGTGACGTTCCAGATCAGGGACGAAGATAACGAGGTTGACTTCGTCGAGGCTCTCAAAGAGAAGTTCGGTGTCGTCGACTGCGAAGATCCTGGCCTGGCGGAAGAGTACGTACTCAATGCCATCGTAGGCATCGTCTAAAAGTTTCCTGTTGATTTCCGATCTAGAATATCGGATCAATAGATCGGAAATCAACCTCGGAGAACGACTATGAGTCGCAAGGCCAGCCCGCTTCAGAAGTGGCGCAAAGACTACAACGCAATTTCGAGCGGCATCAGGATCGTGAAGCATCACGCTCGTATCACTCAAGCCGTGGTGGTCAGCCAACTCAAGGACCTGATCCCGGAGAACGATCACAATGCCGACCCGGCAATCATCAAGGCGATCAGGCGCCGGCAGAACAAGCCTCTGGCGCTGAATCTGCGGACCCTCTCGGTCATGCGGGCCCAGGCGCGCGAGATGATGGAGACCCGATCTGAAGCCGTTCTCCGGTCGCGTCTCCTGGCGGACAAGCGCTATGAGGCCCGTCAGGCTGCCCTGACCAAGTAGGCTCTGAATTTTCCTGTTGATCTGAAATCCATTCCATCGGATAAAGGATCAACAGGAAAGATTCAATATGTTGTGGGAAGACGCGCCAATGACCTTGATCAAGGTGACCCTACCAGAAGAGCCGGCTCCGATCTTCGAGATCCAGATCAGCCATCCTATCACGGCCCGTCGACTGGGTGACCTGATGTGCACGGGGATGGAAAGTCCGTACAGCCCCTGGCTGGCGAACGTGGAACCGGTATCGCCCTTCCAAGAGATTGAAGGTGATGACACCTGGTACTACTCTGAGCGGTTCTTCTCGGACCCGGACTTCCGCTTCAAGGCGTCCTTTGACGGGAATGACGATGAAGAGGGGTCTTTCGGCTCCTCTAAGGAAGTCGGTCTGGATGACGTCAAGAAGGCCCTCCAACTGATGGCTGAGCACAACAAGGACGCCTTCCGGGACTTCGTCGACGAGACTGACGATGCGGGCACGGCGGACGTCTTTCTACAATACCTCTTCCTCGGCGAGGAGATCTACGGCTAGTGTCTAAAGATCAAGCGTTGATGGCTGGCATCTCAGCGCAGGAGAATCTGCAGGCAGATGTTAGACGTCTCATCAAGGCCTCTCCTCTATCGGAAGAGGAAGTAGGATTCGGTGCAGGGATTAGTAACCATACATTGAAGACCGCATTGTATGGTCATCCATCAAAGATGACAACTCTAGTGGCCGGACAGATCGTCCGAGCCCTTGGAAACAGGCTCACGTGGAGCTTTGATCCAATTTGACTACGCTGCCCCGGCTCGGAAGGACGAGCGCCAATAGAGCCGACCTCCTAGGATTAGGCTTGCGGGTCATAGAGCGAAACGGAGGGGTGGTCCTAGGCTGCGCCCTCCCGAGTAGGCCGAAGCAGGTGTCGAGTCCTGCGGGCAGCACAAGAGACTATCGAGCTAGACGCAGTTGACTTGCAACGGTCAGTAGGGTAAGTGCCCGCTGCTATAGAAACACGCGGGCGAGTGCCCAAGTACCTGGGTGCGAATCCCGGCTGGCTCGACCATACATTGTCCTATAGGAAAGTCCACGCCATGAAGATCATCTTTGCTGTTGCCCTGGCTGTCTTGGCTACGGCTTGTACAACGGCTCCTAAGCCTACCTCCCTGGCGGCTCTTTCCTGTCTCCCGAACCTGGAGATGACGGCAACGGGACCCTGCCAATAGATGTTGAGTCCCGTACGCTTCTGGGGCCATCCAGACAACTGGAGTGATAAGACCTGGAAGGAATATATGATGTTGACCATGAGCGGTAAGCCATGGCACAGATTTCTTTGTTGGCTTTGGAATTTGAGCTGATTTTCCGGTTGACCTTTTAGCCTGTTCAAGGGATAAAGGGATAACGAATAACGGAGAACAGCCATGTTCAAGAAAGTTGCCTTCATTGCCCTCGCCGTCTCCGCTATTGCGGGTGCGGCCCAGGCTACCAATCTGCCCCGCTTCAACGAGGGCGAGCCCTTTGCGGTCGCTCGGACGCGTATCATCAAAGCCGGCTTTGTTCCCTTCCCTATGCGGGCGAAGGCGGACAATGAGAAGTGCGCCAAGTACTGCACGGTGTATCCGGAAGTGATCATGTGCATCAAGGAGATCAGCAACTACTGCCGGTTCTCCTATATCAAACCGACGGCGAATGGTCCTGTGATCATCGTCCTGGCCACTGAGGGGACGGACCCCAAGATCGTGGACGCCGGAGAGATCCAGGAAGAAGAAGTCGACGCCTTGATTGCGCGCCGGGAACGTTTCGAAGGGAAGTAACACTATACCATGAAGGACCTAGTTGAATTCCTTGTAGCGTTGCTATTGTCAACGTGGCCTATAGGAACCATGGTCCTTTGGCATAGTGGAGCGCGGCCTTTCATTTCTTTGATATGGCCCCTGGCGCTGCTATACTGGTACATGCGTAACTGGTTGTCCTTAAAGACCAGCTGAACAAAGGGAAGTGAATGTCTGAATACGTTTCGCACTTCGTCTGGGTTAAGTTCCGGTCAAAGCATTCCTCCGGTCCGGGTCAATGGCACTGGGAGGAAGTCGAATTCGATACACCTAATCCAACTGAGAAGCAACTGGTTTCTTGGCTCGAGGAGAAGGACTACGAGTGGAACACCGGCTCCGAGCACTGGCGCGGGATGGAAGGCTTCTTTGAGGAGCCGCCGCTCAAAGAGGCGGAAAAGAACGTCGTATATGCGGCTTCAGACATCTTGCGGGCCCAGGCACGACTCGAGCGCGGGAAGGCGCTTCTAGCGCGTTTAAAAGCGACTGAGGATGCACATGTCTAAAGGTAAAGTCTTCATCAAAGATCCCGAAGCGGCTCTGGCGATCGATCAAGGGCTCCGAGCACCTTATGACGGTGATACAAATGTAACCGTCTGGGCGCATATGGCTGCCCTGGGCGTCATGCACGAGATGCAGCGCCGATCGGGACTTGGCGACGTCTTGGATGAATTGGATGATGACTTGCGTAAAGAGCTGGTCGATAAAGTCAAGCGGATCATTACTCAAGCATCCTCAATAGCCTCGCAGGCCCCAGGTAGACCTTATGAAGACTAAAGCTCCGAATGGGCCCAATTGTCATCGTTGCGGGTTTCGAGATTGTTCGTACCGTGATAGACAAGACTTTGCTGGATGCGAAGCTGATGGAGCCTTTATACCGAGTCGTTCGGTTTCACAGGGACCCAGCTATATTAGCTACCCTGGGTTGGACGAGCGGGAAAGTCTCAACGAGTTTGTCTTCGAGAACTTTCAAACGGAAAGCGACTATATTGGATTTGAAGTTGGTGATCAATGACTAAAGCCCCTACTACCAATGAGCTGATGATAGCTGAATACATGGCGGAAGAAGAGTTGCAGGGACTCGTCCGCCAAGCTTGTAACGAGTCTGGACTAGACCGACCAGAGATCGCTAAACGTCTTAATATGGGTGCACACCGACTCGCAAGATACCTCAATCACCCCAATTGCAGGCTCACAGTAAAGCAGGCAGCTAACATCCTGCGAGCAATAGGACAACGGTTAATCTTTACTACACAAGCAATAGACAAGCCTCCGGGCTGGGATGCGGCCATGGCTGAACCTTATCCTTTTGTTCGCCTTATTCCAGGAAGTATAGACATCACGGCTATTAAGCCGGAAGATGAGATCTGGGTAAAGCTCAAGGTTAAAGAAATCTGGGGCACCAATATGACGGGGACCTGGGTTAAAGCATATGTTAGCAATTGGGAGGTTCTTAATTTCTCAGCTAAAGACATCGTTTACCATATTCCTGCTCCAGAGCCTGTTATAGTAGAAGAGCCTTTAGCAGTTGGTGATTGGGCTGAAGGTTGGCGTGGTAGTACAATGATCGGCGGCTATCCTATTGCGGTAATTGATACCGGTCGTGCATACTGGCGGGATAAGCATGGGGTCCTCAACGGGGGAGTACTGTTGCAGCACCTCAAGAGAGTAAAGACGTAATGCTTCATACCATCTTTATGTGGCCCGGTCTCCCGTACATTGTACTAGCTGTAGGCATGTTTATATCCATGTCTATTTGGTGGTGGGCAACCTTTAAACGTTGAGATAAGATATGGGTGACTACGCTGACGGCATTATAGACGACGGGATCTTTGAAGACTTCGGATCTATACTTGATACTTCTTATGGGATGGGGCGCTTAGGGTTTAAGCAACCGAAGAAGTGTCGGTCATGCGGCTATGGTGGTCTCTACTGGGGCAAGGAAGATAACAAGTGGCGTCTGTACCACTATACCTTGCTGTACACAATGAAGCAGCCCGAGTTTGTTTTACATCGCTGCGGGTTTAAATCCGACGGCACACCTGTAGAGAAAAGCAATGAATCTCTGGAATAAACTATTCGGTAATAAAGAGAATAAAGAAGAGCAGAACACTTCTGAGCCCACTATAGTTGATCTTCGTCATACTTATGGCCCAGTCAAATATTGGACAGCTGTTGTTCAGTATGATGCGTGGAAGCGACCTTTTGCTACCAACAAATGGGGCGATCCCATGGCTCTGGAACTTAACGGTAGTTGTTCGTCACCTTTCACGGATTGGAAACTAAAGAGTGGCCCTCCTGTAGTGTTCACAAAAGATGATATGAGCAAGTCGTTCTTCCCACCAAAAGATTTCGGTAACAATGTCAAAGATCCCTCCTAAACTAGTAGAAGTAGCAGCAAGAGCTGTTGAATACTGGATCTGTAGTCCATTCGAATGGACTGAAGAACAGTTCGAGACCTGGTTCAACAAAGATCCGTTCTTCACAAAGAATAAAACCGGCTGGGGCTTCTTTGATGGGACTCGCAAAGGGAAGTTGCTAGAGGAAACCAAAATTGCCCTAGAAGCTTACGAGGCTGCTAAGGAACGTGATCCTGAAGCTCAACGTTTGAGTAGAGCAATCAAGAAGTACATCGTGGATAAAGAGGAAGCCAGGTACTGGGGCGGTCCTACGATCGAGCCCCTGTTTCCTCTAAACGACGCAGACCTTTTAAAGCTAGCTAAGATTTTAGACAACGCTTAATTTCCGTTGACTTTGGATTCGAGCCATTGGATAAAGGATCAATAGGAGAATTCCAATGGCTAAGAACAAGATCTTTACCTATACGTTCGGTTCGGGCTATCAAGGGATGGTCGCAGCCAAGGACGTTGATGCAGCTCGGTTGGAAGCCAACCTTGAGCATGGACGCGCTTCGGAAGTCCGTGGAGTTCGTCTTGCCACACAGCAAGATATTTCGTGGTTCGAAGGTATGGGCGGTCGAGTGCCGAAGGTAGCTTAATATGAATACACGTCTGGGTCTTCTGTATCTTGCGCACGCTGCGAATGACTTAGCGTTGTTCTATACTATGTTGCGTCAAGACACTCCCCGACTAAGGCGAGAAGGGCGACTACACGAAGCGTATCTTTGGAACAAACGAGCTGCTAAACTGTTGAGGGTATCATGATTTGTTTTCTATCTATTGCATTGCCTTGTTGTGTGGTAAAACCCGGCGACACTTTATCAGAAATTGGGCAACGATTCAAGCGGTCTTGGCGGGCGCTAGCTGCAGTGAATTCAATTCGTAATCCAGACCTTATCTTCCCGGGTCAAGTATTGAGGTTGGATACTCCTCGGGTATCCAATACCTACAATGACCGTTGATCTGTTCAAAGTAAAGCAAATTGGGTTTGTGCCTTCGTATCAACGTGCGGGCATCTTATCATTAGACGAAGTGCATGATCTTCTTCCTGATTGGGAAGTTGTTGATGTGTATCTTCCGGTGATCAAATACGCTAGCCGATATGACCGCGGTCAAAACATCAATCGTTCTGTGGAAGTGTTCCATGGGCACGAGATCTATATGGACTCTAGTCGGTACCGATTGTTCCAAAGGGATCACGTTTGCTGTTCGTGTGGTATTGCTGGAGCATATTATGCCGTCGAACGCAACACCAAATGGTCAAGACGGCAAAAGAGGCCTCTAATTGCAGAAGGTCAACATTGGCACCTTAACTTGTACGCTGTACGAAATGGTGTAGAAGTTATGATGACTAAAGATCACCATATCCCACGTTCGCGGGGTGGCGCTGATCATGACAGCAACTACGTACCAATGTGCTCAACGTGCAACAAGCTAAAGAGCAATAGGTTGCCTGGCGAATCGGACGAAGAGTATGAAGCGTTCCTCTTAGCACGAGGCGGCCTCACGCAGTCGAAAGAGCAACGCAAACAAGAACAGTTAAAACGCGGCAGAGAAGCTTTAGCGTTAGCTAACCTCTGTAGCGAAGGCACGATGGATTTATGACAAAGAAACAAGTAACGGTTCAAGTAGGAAACAATCCAAAGATATCTCAATACTACGGGAGTGGTGGAGAATATCTCGATTACGGCTATGGACGACGGTTAAGGCCTGACTCTACTATCAGTGAGCTTCAGGAGCAACTTTCTGAATTATACGCTGAGTTTGCTGCTGAGTACTCTGAATTGCACTTCCAAAGAATGGACGATTGTGGGTGTCGAGATCATATGTGTGGTTGTGCTCCTTCCTACGTTCTTTATGGCACTCGTGAAGAAACGGATCTTGAATATAAGTTCCGCACCAAGCGGGAAGCAGATCAGAAGGCCGACAGAGAGAAGCGCGAACGGGCTGAATTAGCTGCTCTAAAGGCAAAGTACGGTTAACGACTTTTCTGCTTGACTTCAGATCAAAATTGTCCTATAAATGATCTATGGCAAAGATTCTAATCGAGATCGAATTCAATGAGGGAGTTGCGGACGCTCATGATCCGCAACTCCTAGTGGTGTCAATGCTGGCTCAATATCCAATTAGACGGATGTTGGTATGTCGGCCAATGACAGGGTTCTTAGCAACCCTGACCCCGGAACAACTAGCCATGGCTATGGCATATGAAGGTCCGGAATACTGATGGCTGGAGAGTTGAGCGCACTAGCAGAACTAACTACTATTCAAATAGCTTCGTTGGCTGCAATAGACACTTATGCAATGCAGCTTTACAATGATACAGATCCAGGCCCATATGATCGGTGGCCTACTATAAGGCTCAAGGTTAGACAAGACTATAGACGCCTTGCTGCAAAGCTGATTAAAGAAGCATACGATACCGCGGCCGACTGCGATAGGGGATAACCGAATGACCGTAGAGGAAAAGGCTAAACAGCTATTCCCTTCGCGGCCCGATCTAGCACTGCTTTATACACTAAGTGCTCACAGTCAGCAAGGCGACGCTGGTGCCACCGCCCAGTTAAAAGCACTAAAGGATCCGTGTGCTAAGCACAAACTAGATTCAAACGCCGGTGAAGCGTGGTCTCTATCTTTAGCGGCTGGACGGCTCCAAAAGTATGCTCGAGGAGACAGCCCCTATATTGGTGACTTTGCAATGCGTGCTGATATGCAGCAGGTGTTTGGCGCCCTTAAGCAAGTAAATATAGAACCTTACCATTTTGGCTTTCTTTAATGTCAAAGACCATTCCGCCAACCACAGCAATTAAAATTAACAAATTGGATAGTGATGTTTAACTTTAGTCTCGATGCGGAAAATATACACAACCACTTTTATGCTGGCATAACTTTCGCCTGCATCCTTGGTTTTATTGTAGCAATGTGTATTCATATTAAAGCCATTGGGATTGGGATTGCTACCACTTTAGCAATTGCAGTAATGTTGGTGGCCGCGTATTACACGTTAGCGTTGTTTGGCTTCATTGTAGTTTGGGTTTTTGGAACAGTTGGCCACATCATCAAATCTGCCCGTAGAGTATAAACTACCTCCTCTGCTGATAAAGAGATCTAAGGGCTCAACTACACCCGATAGCTACTTTATCGACATAGCGTATAAAGCGCTGCAGAAGGTTAACATGCTTGACGCAGCCGTCGAACAAGTCATCATTATCGAAGACAAACTCGTAAACATTATAACAGGTAAACCATGACATTTACAATTGCATTCGGTTGGTGGATCCTTCCACTCACAATTACCATCGGCAGTTTTGTGCTCGCTACCTTGTGTTCAAGGTCTATCAGTAGAGTTGATTTCTATGGTATCGTCGCTTTGGTTTACAACACGTTAGCAATTATAGTGTCGCTAATAGCTTGGCTGATTTGGGCGCTCTGTAATTAATTTTACAAAACGTTTAAATTGCTGTTGACTACGTCTCATTAGTAGGGGATAATGCTGTGTGGTCCCCAGATATAGTATAAGGTTTAGATGATAGAATATCTCATTGGTATGGTGATCACAGGTCTTATCCTGTTCGGTCTACCGGCCGTACCCTTCCTTAAAGGTAAGCTGTGGTTTACTAGCTATTTTGATTTTAGCGACGTGATGCTATGGTGCATTGCAGGAACAATCGTCTGGCCTTTAACATTCTTATGCGTCGCTGGTGGCTTCGCTGTTATGAGTCCGTTTATGCTGCTATTCTGGATACTAGAAAAGTTCCCAAATATTGGCCCGTTCTTAAGAAACCTCTATGGTGTTAAGGATAAGGTCCCTGATGAGGACGAGGAAGAGGACGAGCAAAAAACATACTCATTGAGGAGCTTTTAATGTCTCCAAGAGAGCATGAAACAGCATTCTGGTTTAGCATCGCACTTCTCATATCCGCAATAGCAATTATCGTTTCTTTAGTAGTTCGTTAGGTATCATGTATTACAATTATTCGCTTCTGTTTAAGCCTGTAGGTAAAGAACAAAGGGTCATTCCTTTAAAGGGTAAGACGTACGATGAGGTTAACCAAATGTGGAAAGACCTCAATAAAGAATACCCAGAGTCTACAACACTTGTTGCGGACCTAATCCCGTAAGCTTCATAAATACCCCAAAAGGAGTTTTTATGAAACCGGATCCAGCACTAAACAGTTTAATCCTAAGTGTAGTAAATGAAAATGTTGTGCCTTTCGGTGGAGGCACAACACGTCATATGTGGACAGTGAAACATCTATATGTTTCTAACCACGATGACGATATGCACACACCAACAATCATTCACTCTAAACAAGTAGATCTCCCAAACGTACCGTCAATGCATGATCAGCATGTTAAGATGTTGACAAATAAGTTTGGCGATGAAATGAAAACTGTTTACCCAACTGGTGAACATACTATCCAGCATGGAACGTTGACTGGTACATCGTTGAGAGCTACACACTTCGTGGACACAGAACGTGGCCAGCATACCTTTACCCACCATTTCAGTAAAATTGGTTAATGCAACACCTTTACAATACTTCGAATAAATCATGGAAATCTCTAGCGATTCGGCTTTCTTGGGCAATCATGCGAAACAGCCAGAAAGCGATTCAAGAAACCCTTGAAATCATTGAACAAAAAAAGGTGATAGATGAAGGAAGCCTCTTGAAATCGCCAGAGATTTCCGGGTAAATTTAACTGTTGATATTTTTCGTCGGATCTGCTAGACTAAATACTAGCAATGATGACAGATAAATTTGAAGTAGAACGACGGTTCTACGAAGACGTAGCGAAACTCTTGAATACGGAATACGATTATAAACCGTTTCCGTGGGCGAGACGTAATCGGTGGAACAATAGACATCCTGGTAACGGGAGATATCCATCCTTTGGACTAGTACGTATGTTCTCACCAACCTTAGTACACGTGCAGCTGTACAGTCCGTCGCGGCTGTCAGCTTTTTTTAATTCTACAGAAGCGGCGCTTGATGCGATCCGAAGTATAACGAATGTTCGGGATACCCCGTCTGATTAAACGTTCTGTTAGTATCGCTGGTTCATCCACTTCGGTGATGTTAGAACCAGAGTTCTGGACGGTGCTTGAAACTATGGCAGTTGAGAAAGAACTCCTGCTATCCAAACTACTCTGGGAAATTGATATGGACCGCAGACACAGAAGTCTAGCTTCTGCGTGCCGTATTGCGTGTTTAAAATGGGCTCTAGCCAAATCAAGGAAAGCTGATTAATGTTGCACCCTAAGCTGTTCAAGAAAGACTCAAAGGGCCGTGCTCGGTTCTGGCAAATTGAAGATGATGAGACTGGAATGTTTCGGAGTCTATCGGGTCTCGTCGAAGGCAATAAAGTCAAGACAGATGAATGGACTCTTGTGGAGATCAAGAACAAAGGTCGTGCTAATGAAACGACTCTAGTCGGTCAAGCGAAAGCTGAGATCGCTTCTTTGTATCAAAAGAAGCGCGACAATCACTACGTTGACGATATCTCTAAGATCCACGAAGAGCGTGCTTACTTTGAGGTGATGCTGGCTGAGTCGTATGACGACTATGGTAAGAATTTGGATTGGAAAGCTGGTGTATATGTTCAGCCTAAACTAGATGGTATCCGTGGGCCTACAAAGGCTTCAGGAACTCTATCACGTAAGGGTACGTTCTTCCCAACTGTTCAATTCCTATCTCAGGAAGTACTAGCTCCGCTATTCAAAGTTTGTCCGAATGTGGTCCTAGATGGTGAACTGTACAACCACAAGTTCCGAGACGACTTCAACGAGATCTCGTCTATCATTAAGCGTGAGAAAGCTAAGCCAGAAGATATGGCTAAGGCTCGTGAGTTAGTTCAGCTTTACGTTTACGATGCATATTTTCCTGATGAGCCGGATATGAAGTTCATCGACCGTTACAATAAGATCAAGGATTTGATTGAGAAGCACGTGCATCTCTTCAATCCAGATGCTATTGTCATAGTTCCTACCTTCTTAGTTCATTCCCCTGAAGAAGCTGATGCACTATACGATCAGTTTATCGATGAAGAGTTTGAAGGACAAATGCTTCGTGTTAACACGGAGTACTTCTTCAAGCGAGTGCAGACGTTGCTAAAGCGTAAAGACTTCATCGATGGTGAATTCCGACTAGTTGATATTCTTCCCGGTAAGGGTAACTGGTCTGGAGTGGCAAAGAAGGTTCGAGCACTTCTACCAGATGGTAGAGAATTTGGAGCTGGTTGTAAAGGTAAGAAAGAGTTCCTAAGAGATATCCTTTCTAATAAGGAAGAATACACTTGGGCAACCATTACGTACTTCAAACCTACTCCAGATGGCATTCCTAGGTTCCCTCGAGTGAAGACGTTCTTCAAGGGCGAACGGAACGATTAATTTTTAAACGCTGTTGACATGTGTAGTTGATTGTGCTATTATAGTGCTTTAATCAACTACACATTTCAGAGTAATGCGTAAACAAAAGCAAGAATTTTTAAAAGCTGTTTGGGACCTTATTAACAAGACCAAGAGTGAACCAATGGACGCTGTATTACACACAGCGATTAAGTTCAATATCGAGGTTGAGGCAGCAGCAAAGATAATCAAAGGCGATCCAACTCTACAAGAGATGATCGCTCGTGAAGCTATTTCAAGTAACCAGATTAAGAGATCATCCGTCGCGGCCTAAATGGACCCATTTGTTGCTTACAACACATACAATGCCCTAAAGCTACACTTCGCATCTGAATCGTATGACTATTTGAAATACAATGGTCAAACAAAGAATGGTGGAACTGTAGCTGCGCATCGTAAGTTTTTAGCCAACAAACAGAAGATCTTCTTCGCACAGTTATCGAAGCACGACGACCCACAAGGACTCGTCGTTGCTAACCTTTTGGAAAATCCAAAAGCGTACATCACGGACATAATAGGTCCTGATGGTCAAGACGTCTATCTACGTTGGTTGGGTAGACAGAATAGAATTTCCCACCTGTTTAAAACAGAACTAGAAAGCGCTAGACTCTGTGAGGGTGGGATGCGTATGATGAAACTTGACCAAAATGGTCTTCCAGTGTTGATTCATGAATATATTGCAGGTACAGTGTCTCCTGAAACTGTCGCTATAATCGATCATTTTGCAAATCGATTAGACGTGTGGGCTAAGACAGTTGATCACCCGCTAATGAAGCAAGTCCAACTTAAGCTTCGTAAATACAAACCCTTCGTTAAGTTTAATAAAACGAAGGTAAAACAAATATTGCAAGAACAAATTGAGCTAAATAAGAAGTCGTAATCATCCTACGACCATACAACATATTAACATACGATTATAAGGAAATACAAAATGTCATTCGCAGATATGCGCAAGAATAGTGCTCGCTCGGTAGAACAATTAGCCAAGACGCTAAGTGAGAGTGAGAAGTTTGAGGGTACCGCTGATACGCGGTATTGGTCTCTCAAGACGGACGCCACCGGTACTGGCTCAGCAGTAATTAGATTCCTCCCAGCATCGGCTGGCGAAATTGACAAGGCCCCTTACGTTAAGGTTTGGAGCCATGGCTTTAAGGGTCCTACTGGCCAATGGTACATTGAGCGCTCGCTAACAACTCTCGGTAAGCCTGACCCTGTGTCAGAGCACAACCAGAAGTTGTGGGCAACTGAAACTAAGGAAAACCGAGATCTAGCAAGCAAGCGTAAGCGTAAGCTTCGTTACATCTCAAACATCTACGTTGTAAAGGATGGTGCTAATCCTGAGAACGAAGGTAAGGTATTCTTGTACTCTTACGGTCAAAAGATCTTTGACAAGATCAAGGGTGCACTAGAACCTGAATTCGAAGATCAAGAAGGCGTCAACGTTTTCGACTTGTGGACCGGAGCTAACTTCCGCCTCCGCGTTAAGAAGGTCGGGGACTTCCCTAACTACGACGCATCTGAATTCGCAAAGAGCGCACCGCTCCTAGACGAAGATGAACAACTAGAAGTTGTTTGGAACACACAATACAAGTTGCAGGACGAAATCGCTCCTTCAACCTTTAAGGCCTACGATGAGCTTAAGACTCGCTTCTATAGCGTAATCTGTGAAGACTCTGATGATGTTCCAGTAGGAACAGGTCGTGCTCCTCAGAAGCGCAACGAAGTAGTTGACGATGCAAAGGATGATCAAGTTGCTGCTCCTAAGAGCACAGCAAACTTTGCTAAGGCTGCTGCAAGCGCAGCAGTAGCTGACGATGAAGATGACGACATGGCTTGGTTCAAGAACCTTGAAGAAGACATCGAAACTAAGTAAGATATAGCCTTAGTTAACTATTGAAAAGGCCGGAGAGCAATCTCCGGCCTTTTTTTAATGTCTAGCTGGACTATCGAGTCCATTTCTGTTGTAAGTTGCGGGAGCGTTAGACCCTCTACCTGGAACACTAATGTTGTTAGTAGTAGTTGATGGTGCGCTAACAACTGAAGTTGATCCGGCACTAGACGGTTTGTTGTTCTTCTTTTGTTCTACTTCACGTGAACCCTTGTTGAGAGAAGCAGCTTGTGGAGAGGTTTTAACGTTACCAGCAATTGCTCCCTTAGGGTTTTCAAGTTCGCCAAGGTAGTACTTGTATCTTTGTTCTCTGTCCGGAAGACCATTTTGACCACCGTTAATAATTTGAGTGGCACCCCTAACGTCGCCTTTTCTAGCTTTTTCTCCCACGTTGCGCTTTTTCCAAAAGTATAGTGCAATCTTGGATGCAATCTTAGGGTCTTCGGCTAGTTCAGGATTTTTAACTAAATCGACGCCAATAGCTTTTCCGACTTCAGCATAGTTAGCCTTTCCGGTTAATTGGGTGAATCCACGGCCCCGATATCTAGCACCATCGCCATCAGCTGTGTTACCTAACTTTGCAGAACCGCTTCTGTATTTGTCAGAGTACATGTATTCAAAAAACTGATTGTTATCAGCATTCATAAACTGATCAAACGTAACTCCACTCTTTTTTAGTTGAGTTCCTCGTGAGCCGTGCCACTTCTTTCTTCTTGCATCAGCACCATAGTTTCGTTCTTTCATAGCACTAAAGCCAGCACTTTCATGAGACATTTGCCCCATGAACATTGCTAACTCTTTTTTATCTGTAATACCGCTGGCTTGAGCAGATGCTAACAAACTAGCTTCGTTTTCCTTAGCCTTGCCACTCATCATAGATCGGGAAAGTGCAACAGGAGCTTTACCCAATATAGATGGAGCTTCTTTAACGGTGTCGACCACGCCACCAACTGCACCAGCTACAGCGCCAGCAGCTTTCTTACCAACTTCAATAACCTTTTTGATACCAAGACTGTCAGCAATCTTGTCGACTAGTTTAACAATCTCTTTCCCAAGCCAAATGAACGGTTCAAGAATACCATCGATTATGCCTTTGATGGCTCCCTTAAATCCACCAAGCATCTTCTGGATGAAGTTGCCATCGGTGTTCTTCCAACCTTTGATAAACCCTTTGATGCCATCTAAGACGGTGAAGAATATAATTAAGAATTCGCCAACTACAGGTATTACTCGCCCAAGGCGGCCGAGTCGTCCAAGCACTTCGATGCCCTTAGCAAACGGCTGTAAAACTCGCGCAGCAACTTGAATAAATGCCTTGAATGGAGCAAATGCTACTTCGAGGAATTTTCCCATTTCTCCGAGCTTTAACATCTTGAAAAGACCGGTGATTTTAGACCCGAATAATGAGAAGCCTGCTAAAATTCCCCCAGCGACCAAGTTAAAGGCCTTGCCTGCCAATCCACCGATCAGAGAAGCGATACCTCCCTTCTTGGAAGTAGATCCTGATTCAGATTCCACTCCCGTATTCTTTCTTGATTCTAATACCTTTTCGGCGTTCTGACCTTGATCAATTCGTTGAGCAGTCATAGCGTCATACACCAACTTTAGATTTGTGGTGCTCTTCTTTTGCTCTTGGCTTATTACAGCTGTGTTCTTAACGATAAGCTGAACAGCATTCTTCATATCGCGGAGCTCAGTTAGAGCTCCGCTGAACCCTGTGTCCGTACTTTTGCGATTTTCATTTACTGCTCGTACAACTTGGTTGTCGTTGCTAGCTGGAGTAAACGATGGCGTCGAAGGGTGAGATATTACTGGAGCGCCAGGTTGGTTAATACCACTTTGACGGCTACTGTTACTGTAGCTCGACTCGTTATCATTAGAAGCTCTACGGCGCTGATTGTCTTTTATGTTAGCATGAAAATCCATAGCCCCACGAGTGAACGGATTTTGCTCCGCCCACTGCCGTCCAATAGACACAGGGTTAAGCATGGCAAACCCACCAGTTGCTCGTCTGATGATTGGTTGTGTGAAGGTAGAATGAGCTGCTTTTAGGACATCGTTAGACGTTACTCTAGGTAATACTTTTGGTGTCTTAACGACTTGATCGATGGCCATGTGTGTCTTCCTTTCCATCGTGTTCATCTACAAGATCGATGTTTACCTCAAGTGCTCCAGCTTTGAACATAATATGTCTAACGAGTCCAGCACATAACGCAAGAAATGCTACAAATATTGTTCCGTGGATATACATCATCACGTCTCGAATAATTTGTAACATTAATTTGTGATCAGCTGGTAACCAATCATACGTTGCTAAGAACGAGAAGTAAATTAGAGATATAACGGTCAATATGGGAGCAGCCACTACTACAGCAACCAGTTGGAGATTACGTCTAGTAAAGAACCACTTGAATGCTGCTCGTATGGCTTTGAAAATTGTATTGACCATTATGTTCTTCTTATTCTAGGTCTTGCTTTTGCTGTTCTATGTAGAGTTCCTGAAGGCCAACGTACACGTCTCTCTCGAAAGGTATCATGCTTTCGATTTCAGTGATTGTGATGTTGTGGCAGGTTGATAATGTAAAGGTTAATTGATAGTAGGCTGCTAATGAGTTATGACTCAGACATACTGAAAAAAATCAGTAACACCCTTTAACTCCAAAGTGCGGTCTTCTTTGTTTACCTTGTAGTTAATCGTTGCATGTACACGTGGGATGTTGTTCAAGTAGTCGTAGATCTTTTCCAGATCGGAAGTAGCAAAGCTTTCCAGGAATTCTGTTATTTCTTCATCACCAAAGTCAGCCAACAAATATACATCTTCTTTGTCATATACTGTGTCGATTACAAGCTTAAGCATATTGAACGCATCTTCAGCAGTAACATTCTGATCGATTGAAGAACCAGCAAATATGCCCAGAGTAATATCCTTCAACACAATACCTAAAGTATCATTGATTTGAATTTGCTTCGAAGGTATCGTTACATTTTTAACGCAATCGTTAACCACGGTTTGTAGGTTAACTTCTACTTCAGCCCATGTATCCGTTTCTTCATCTTTGATTTTGAAAGATACGTCCTCGCCCACTGAAGCAATGCGTAACAGCAAGAAGATGATTTCAAGATCGAAGATGTGTAGTTCTTCTGGTTTAACGTCTTCTGATAATATACAGTTATTGATTACTTGGAGGAAAGCGTTATACATGTCGACTGAATCAGTAGACTCAGCAGCCATTAGTAGGATCTTTTCTTCCTTTACTGTGAACGGACGATACTTGACAATCTTGTTGAGTACTGGCAACTTAAACTGTAGTATCGGCGATTGGATTTTTGGTAACCCCATTATAACTCCTTAAATTCTAAAATCAGCTAATCCACCAAGCAACGGGATTGCCTTTGAATACGAATCAACTAGGGCACTAGTAATCTTCGTTTGTGCTCTGTTAACTAGATCACCTCGTATACTATTTACTGCGTCTGTGAGGTCAAAGTTGTATGTTGGTAAGTTGGCGTTATTAATTCCTAGCATTGCTCCGCCCTTGCTTATTAGACCGTTGATTGTTTTGTTGATTTCATCATTCAAACCAGCCAATAGCTTTGAGGACGTTTTACCCAACTTCTCATATTTTACCGTCCATCGTGTGAAGCTTATACGAGTTTGGAACCGCATGTATCCAGCATCACCCCAATTCAAAGTGCTATCGTAGATGCTACTAGGGAATGCGTCATGCAGTGTGTATTCAATTATGCTCTTCAACCGAGGATCATACATTCGAATAATAATATCGGTTGCGTAGTTGCTTCTATAATTGACAAAGAACGGTTGACCAGCTGATGACACAGAAACGGGCGATACCGTGTTGTATAGAACAATTGAATCTACCCACTTAGTTAGTAGGTGGTGGATCTGACCTTGGTTGTCTCCAATGAAAGTCAAATAGATGTCGGTGAACAAAACGTTCCAAGGCATCTTTTGAATTGCTCCATATCCGTATGGAGCATTCCGGTCGTCGGTAGTAACCGTTATACCAGGCAACGATGCTGCTTCACAAAAAAGAGATATGTTTTGTGAACCTGTGGCTGATACAGATTGAGGTAGCGCTAATTCCACAACAAAGTGAGAGGGCCGTGCAGGACCCTCAAACTTGTTCATCTTTGATATGAAGTCTTTAATTTTAACGGCCACGTGTACCTCTTGGTTTCTTGAAGACATTTAGCTGTTGTCTGCTCATCTCCCACACGTGACGAGTTGTTGCCTTCTCGAAGCGTTCTAGTGGTAAGAACAAAGCAATATCCCATTCTTTAGTATCAATGGCAACAATACGAGACCGAATATGTGAACGAAGATACTTCTTGATACACGGCTTGTAAGGTGCCAGTTTGCTAACAGCTTTTAGGATTTTATAACTGATTTGTAGTCTGGTTGTTTGATCGAGATCAAGATTGTTAAGATATGGATACAACGCATCCATCAACTTCGCTCTCAAAGGATGAGGCAAATAGTGCATGTTTAGTCCCAACAGATAACCTTTACCAACGTCTATTGGAAAGATTAGAGGAAGCTTATCATAATAGGGTAGGGTAGCTTTTAGTTTCGGGTCGTAGTAGAATAGATACATTCGCCCAGGCGCAATTGTGTTTCTGAACCGATCCGGTTCAGACTTCATTAGCTGAGATTCGTTTACGTTAGAAACATTCTTAGCTTGATCACGATACCAGTTTCTTGATTCGTTCGTGTACACAGGCAGCATACCACTTCTCATACCTTTGTCCAAGATAGAGGTAAAGTAGTTTGGTTGTACTGGCAGTGTCTTCTTTGGCTTAATTGCCAATGGTGTATTCCTCTTTCGGCGTTGTGATATTTATTAGAGCTATCACTTAATGCCGAGGTCTTTTTCAGTAAGAATCATGAATTGCCATCCTTTTGCGTCACAAAGCTTTTTTGCAGCTTCCCACTTGGCGCAATTAACAGCCCAGGTTGTAGCTTTATACAAATAACCCTTTGATTGAGCTTTCTTTCCAGATAAGATTTGAGGAGGTCTTGTTTCAGCTAACGGTTTGACTTCAACCAAGATAGTTGAGATTGTTCCGTCTTTGTCTCGCTTCTTAAACCACATATCAGGAAAATACCTTCGGACCGTTCCTTCAATGGGATGCCGATATGAAATAGCGAACTCTTCTGACGACCAAACTAATATATCTGGGTGTTGATCCAAGTATGTCATGAGTTTCAATTCCCATCCACTCATGTATCGTATGCGGCTAGCATCGCCTTTATATTTCTGTTTATTGCGTGGGGTGAAAACACCCTGTTTATAATGTTTCATTCAGTGTAAATACACCTCGACGGTAATGTTTTAGTCACAGGAACCAAATGCCAGTACCATTCAATACAGTAACCTATAAGGAGCCTGCTCAGCAAGCAGTGCAAAAGAAGAAAAAGCAGGCTGTTGTATCCAGTGTGGTTTTCCCGTCCGACTTAGGTGACTTCTTTATGTCGTTTGACTTCTATGATTATCGTGACCTACTTAAAGGAGTAAATTCTGCTGGTAGCCTAAAGAACAGTCAAGGTGGAACAACAGAAGCTCCGCGAGCAGTATTTAATGCTAACAAAGCCCAAATTCAAAAGCAAATAGCATCAAAGGGTTCGTTCGCAAGAATATCGTTGCCAATACCAAAAGATATGGTAGACAATTTCCGGGTAGCCTGGGAGACATCAGCAATGGGAATGAATGCAGGACTTCTTGGAGAAGCCTTCCAAGGCGGTTCCGATTTAGCTAACGCTTTTGGTAAAGGAATGGACGCTGGTATAAACCAGTTGAAATCGATGGCTACAACAAATGTGTCGGCGGATAATTATGCAGAAAATACGGCTGGGCAAGCTGGACTAAGGTTAGCTGCGATTGGACTAGGTCAGACGGCTTCGGATCTGATCGACTTATCGACTGGTGTTGCTACTAACCCAAACTTAGCAGTTTTGTTTAAGGGTCCAACTTTAAAGCAACACAGATTCACGTGGATGCTGCAAGCTAGAACGCCACAAGAATCTAAAACGATTCAGAAGATTATAGCCATTTTCAAACGAGCAATGCATCCTCAGCAACTTAATGCTACAACAACAGCCTTCTTGAAATATCCATCCGAATGTTTGGTTGAGTTTCACGGGGGGAATGCAGCCAACTTCCTATATCCAATTAGACCATGTGTGGTAGAGGATTTCAGTATCAATTATGCCCCAAACGGAATGCCTGCATTCTTCCAGGGCACAAACGACCCTGTGTCTATTGAGATTGCAGTGAGCCTACAAGAAACTTCATACTACCTTAGAAATTCTTTCGACGACAAATCGGAATACGGTTCTGATGGTTTTGATACGAATAGCTTAATGCGAAATCCAACAGGATCTGATGAAGAGGAGTTGGACACGTAATGGCTGTTTCAATGTTTCAGTATTTAAAGGGGATTGGGTATCGAGGTAAAGATGCTCCTAATATTCTATCAAGGGTACAAATACCACAATCGGTACTAAACGATTCAAAACTCTTTCATAACTATGTTATAGAAGATGGCGACCGGCCAGATACAATTGCTGCGTATTATTACGGCAGCGATTACTATGATTGGATCGTGTTACTATCAAACAACATTATCGATCTCGCAAACGAGTGGCCGTTAACTCAACCGCAGTTTGACGATTACATTATATTCAAGTACGGTTCGCATGCTGATAGCATGTCGGAGATCGTTGGATACAGAGTTAACACCAATAAGGACCCAATTCCTGCTGCTGATTATGATGCTTTAGATTCTTCAGAGAAAAAGTATTGGTCTCGTAAAAGTGTATCCGATAGTCCGTATTATTATATTACACCAAACCAAATATCAATCAACGCTGAATCGTTAGATGCTCTTCCAGGTGAAGAACAAGATTACTGGACTGCTATAACAGCGTTTGATGTTGAATTTGAAACCAATGAAGCCAAAAGAACTATACAGCTGGTTGATGCACAAGCTGTCCCAAGTATAGAACGCAGTTTGAGATCACTATCATCTAATGGATAACTTTCAAGGTTTCAACAAAGTAGATGTTACGCTTTCGAGAATTACCTCACTTGTAACAAACTCTACTGTCGATGTGAGACGTATGACTACCTTAATCGAATTGTATGGAAGTATATTCGATCCAACTTTCGTGGGCATAATCTATATCAACGATACTACTAGCACCCTATACAACATGCCTGTGTGTGGAGAAGAAATATTAGAGCTAGAGTTTAAAACTAACGGTAACGAAACACCGTTTGAGAAGACGTTCTATGTTTTTAAAGTAGAAGACGTATCGTTTGATCCAAACGGTTCATCATCGACTATGAAGCTACATTTCATCTCTCTTTCACAAATACCAGCTATAGGTTCATCACTAGCGTATGGCACAAAGCAACAGATATCTCAAAGCGTTGAAGACATCTTACGAAACAAAGTAAAGATCTCTGATGATGTGCAACTTAACATTGAAGAGACTCAAGGTATAGAACATCTGGTCTTCCAAAATTGGAATGCGTGGGATACAATTGAATTCTTACGTCAAAGAGCTGTTAGTACAAAGTATTCATCTCCTTACTTCTTCTTTGAGGATAGTAAGGGATTCAACTTTGTCAGTTGTGAAGAACTCATCGATCAAAGAAAAAAGGCTAAGGAAGTAGTAACCTATACTTCCGAGCCGTTTAGTCCGGAATCTGGGGAAGGCGCAACTAAATCTACAGTATTGGAAAAACAACGTCGGAACGTTGAAAACTTAACGATACTCAAGAAGTCGAACACCACGGATAGTATTAACCAAGGTGGGGTTTCAAATAGTGTTAGAGTGTTTAGCTTGCTGAGCAAAACAATGACGACTATTGATAAAACGTCTGATGAAATCCCAGATATGGTTAAACAGCCCTTGGATGATAAGTTCAACCGCACTAGATCGAGTACGCTGTTGAAGGTTGTTGATCAAGGATTGATTAACTTTCTCGTGCCTGTTGATGCTACTAATAATTCATCGTTTGTTACAAACGTCGGTGTTCGTCGAATGTTCAATAAAATGTTTGGTGATATAAAACTTGGGTTTACGATGTATGGTGATAGTAGTTTAGAGCCTGGTGATGTAATTAGGTTGGAGATACCAAAAACTGTTGGTAGCACAGAAGAAGATCCGCAACTAACTGGAAACTATATGGTGACTAATTTTGTCCACCGTATCAGAGATGATGAAATGATGACGAGCGTAGAAGTGTATAAATTTGGTTATGGACAAGAGGTGGTCTAATGCTAGGAACACCTCAAATTGATATGGGTAAACAAGGCTTCGAATGGTTCTTTGGTCAAGTAGAAGATCGTGATGATCCTGAAAAATTGGGCAGAGTTCGTGTAAGAATATTCAACCGTCATCCTGAAAACCAAGCTATGCTTCCAACGGAAATGCTGCATTGGGCTTCTGTTGGAATGCCTGTAACGAGCGCATCTCACGCAGGAATTGGTTCATCGCCAACTGGAATCTTAAAGGGCAGTATGGTCATGGGATTCTTCTTGGATGGATCGTATGCTCAACAGCCAGTAATATGTTTTACGTGGTGGGGAAAGCCAAATGATGAATCAGACGTCTCAAAGTTTGTTGATGGGTCCGAAAAACTACAGAAAGGCCGAACGCCGTTTGAACCTAAAACGGATGTTAAGCCTGAATACCCCTACAATAAAGTTCTAAGCACGGAATCTGGTCATGTTGTTGAAATAGACGATACGCCAGGTCACGAACGCGTTAGTGTGTATCATAAAGCTGGTTCATATGTTGAATTTGATTCAACAGGAGATTTAGTAGTTCGTTCTGTGAAGGATGGATATGATTTAACCTTAAATAACAAGACAATCTATGTTGGTGGTAACGCTAATGTAGTTGTTAAGGGAAACTTACAGGCATCTGTAAAAGGAACCGCCACAATTGAATCGCAGGGCGATTTGAACGTAAAGTCTGCATCTGCATTAACCGCATCTGCTCCTTCAATAACTATTAGTGAGACATCAACGAGTGTTGATGTTAATATTTCTGGTGATGAAACTGTAAAACCAAGAGATCGTTATACAACAGAATAAGAGAACTCTACTATGAGTGAAAACCGGAATGACTTGTATAGTGACATGCTCACTAACTTCGATATACACCCCGTAAAGCGAGATCTAGTTCGTGTTGTTAACGAAGCTGCTGTAAAGCGTTCGATACGAAACCTATTGTTCTTAAACAAGACTGAACGTTATTTTAGATCTAACGTCGGATCAGGAATTCGGAATTATCTTTTTGAACCGATGACTCCTCATACAGCTATCGGTTTACGTCAAGAGGTTGAACAAACGCTAAACAACTTTGAACCTCGTATCAACTTGATTGAGGTAACCGTAACACCCGACTATGATAATAATTCGTATGCTATTGGATTGTTGTTTTACGTCATAAATAAAACAAACCCGGTACAGTACTCTATCTCATTGGAACGACTACGATAAATGGCAAACACAAGCTTACTTCTAGCTAACCCAGATTTCGATAGCATTGAAGCTAGTTTAAAGGCGTTCCTAAAGACGCAAACGAGGTTTGTTGACTACGACTTCGAAGGTTCAAACCTCTCGATGCTTATTAACTTGTTGGCTTACAATTCTTACCAAGATGCTTTCTTGAGTAATATGGCTGCTAGTGAAATGTTCTTAGACACTGCACAGTTAAGATCGAGTGTCGTCTCACACGCTAAAGAATTAGGTTATACTCCGAGATCATATCGTTCTGCTAAAGCAGTTGTTACAATTCAAATCACAGCTGATGACAATCCCGGGGCAATTATCATGCCTAAGGGTACGCTGTTTATTACCCAAGTTGGTTCAAGAACATACACGTTCACAACCGATAAAGCATACAACATTTTAGCTACTAGTGGGTCGTATCAGGTCACGGGAATAGAAATCTTTGAAGGTTTCCCCGTAACGGAACGATTCACAGTGAATAGTGAAATTGTAAGTCAACGGTTTGCGTTAAAAAATAGTAAAATGGATACGCGAAGTTTATACGTTACCGTTAATGGAACGCAATATAAACAAGCTTCTTCTGTGCTTGATTTGAAGAACGATTCGTTGGTGTATTTCTTACAACTCGGAAACGATGGATATTATGAGCTTGTATTTGGTGGTGATGTTATAGGCAAACAGCCTGTACACCAAGATGTAATTGAAGCTTCATATAGAGTTAGCGTTGGATCTGACAGTAATGGAGCTCGTGTATTCCGTCCTGGTGGATCAATTGCTGGTTACACTACCATAACGGTAACTACCGAGAATATTGCTCAAGGTGGGGATTCTACAGAAACTACTGAATCAATTCGACGCAATGCTCCGCTAATGTATCAAACTCGAAATCGAGCAGTTACTACAGATGATTATAAAGTGTTACTCCAACAACAGTTTCCGGAAATAGCAGCAATCAGCGTTTACGGTGGCGAACAGATGGATCCTCCTCAATACGGTCGAGTGTTCATTGCGGTTGATATTGATAGTGCGTATGGCGCATCAGACGTAGCTAAAGAAGGTTATTATCGTTACATTAGAGCACGCTCGCCTGTAACAATTGAACCAATGTTTATAGATCCTAATTTTATGTTCTTGAAGTTAGAAACAGTGGTATACTTTGATTACGTTAACTACGATACTTCTGATAAAGAAGTTGAAACGTCGGTGCTGACGGCGGTTGAAGAGTTTAACGATATAGAGCTTGGTGATTTTGATACAACGTTTAAGTATTCTCAATTAGTAAAAGCAATCGATGCGTCGCACCCATCAATTTTAAGCAACGAAACTACAGTTAGTATGATGTTGTCATTGGATAGTGACAAAACTAAAACTGTAGCACAAAAGCTAACGTTCTTTAACGAAATGTCACCATCAAATCGTTCATCAACAATCACGTCATCAAACTTTATCTACAACAATAAAACGTGTAAGTTACAAGATGATGGTGAAGGCAACATTAACGTTGTGACAAATCTTCAGAACGCTACGCCAACAGTAATAGCTAGTGTGGGTACTGTTAACTATACAAGCGGTGAAGTTATAATCCAACCGTTTAACGTTACGCAAATATTTGGTGCATCTATTCGGATATATGCTATTTCTCAATCAAAAAATATCAACGCTGTGCAAAATATGTTGTTAAATATAGACACAACTGAAATAAACATCACAGCATTGCCGTCCACTAAATGATAGACATTTCGACACTAGTCAAATCACAATTTCCTGAATACGTCCAAGCGGAAGGTCCCAACCTTATTGCTTTCGTTGAAGCGTATTACCAATGGTATGAGCAATCGGACCTGATTCGCTCACAGCAATTGCTAACTTTACGTGATATTGATGACACTGTCGATGAGTTTGTTACTTATTTTAAATCAAAGTATCTCAAAGGTTTACCAAAACTCTCAAGAGGTAATATACGAGAGTTCATCAAGCACAGCAAAGACTTATACGAGTCAAAAGGTACTGATAAATCAATACAGTTAGTACTACGACTACTATATGATATTGATTCAGATGTGTACAGCCCCGGTTCGGACGTTTTACGAGCTTCAGATGGACATTGGTACATTCCTGTATATCTCGAAGTATCCCCTTCAGTAAGAAATAAGTCCTTTATTGGTACAACAATAACAGGTGGCTCATCTGGAGCCACTGCCATTGTTGAATCTGTTGTACGTCGAGTGAGCAATGGCGCTTATTATGATGTTCTGTATTTGTCTTCTGTACGAGGCGATTTCCAAACAAACGAATATGTAACAAATGATGGGTTAGCATTAAATGCTCCTGTTGTCATTGGATCTCTAAATGAGATCGTAATCGTCAATGGTGGTAAGAACAACAACATTGGTGATGTTTTCAGTATCTTCTCGGATAATGGGAAACAGGGTAAGGTTAGAGTAACCGGTACTGAAAATGGTACCGGACGAGTTGATTATACCTTAATCGATGGCGGCACTGGATATACTATGACGGCCGATACGATTACGTCCGAAAAGATGTTCCGTATTGATCCGGCCGTAGGAACAGGTTTCGTTGTATATGAACAAGTATCACAAAAACTAGCAAACCTATCTTATCTTTCTGGAAACGGTACGTTTGCTGTTGGTGACGTTGTACGTGGGTACACGTCAGGAACATGGATAGAACAAGCTAACGGAATTGTAATAACATCTACAGGTAGCAACACAGCTGGTAGTATTAGAATCTTTGTTACATCTGGAGACTTCCGGTTTGCGGACACATATAGAAACTCTGGAAATACTGTTGGCGGTTTAATAGCCAACTGCACAGACATTACAGCCACAGCAAATGTGGTTGGATCTAATTCAACGTATATTGGTGTAACAGACATTGATCGTATTTTTTACGTGGCCAATGGTGCTACCTCAATAACCGGATCATACAGCAATACTGTTGCTAACCTAGTTTCACAATCGACAGGATCGGGTGCCACGTTCAGTGTCGGTTCGTTAGAAAACGAAGAGTCGGTATTCATCAACCAAGACTTCTTGAATGATTATAACTCCGCTAACGTGTTATTCAGTGAAGTTTATTTGGATGGTTCTGGATCTGGTGTTGGGTTTGTTGATAGTGTTCAAATTATAAACGGCGGTACTGGATATTCAAACGGAGCTTCTATCACCTTCCTGGGCGGCGGAAGAACCATTGTGTCAATAACTATAAACGCTGGTGGTACTGGATATTCAAATGGTGAACATCTGACTGCAAGTGGTGTGGGTAATGGAGCTTTGATTTCTATTATCACAAGTGGGGTTGGTGCTATTACATCATTCAACATCGTTGATGGTGGTCAGTATGTAAGTGCTCCTACTCTAACTGTTGCTAATACGGTCGGTACCGGAGCTAACCTAACAGCTGTAATCAGCAACCCAACAGTTGCTGTTGGTACAGCTAACACCGATGGAAGTGGTGCTATTACATCAGTATCACTTTCTAGCCAAGGCTCAGGATATTTTTCAAAGCCAATACTAACGGTTCCCGGAGGCACTGGCGCCAACCTTAACCCTATTATGGATTATGGATTTGGCTTTCCTAAGAATGTGCACGGCGATGCAAACAACGTTATTAACGATTTGTTGAGTTATGCTACGGTTACTGCTGGTACGATTAGCTCATTGAAAAACATTGCACCAGGAGCATCATATACTGTTGATCCATTTGTTCGTGTATCCGAACCGTACATTTCAGGTCTTGACCGTAGAGACTTCATTATTGGTATAAGCAATACCAATGGACTCTTTATCACTGGAGAATTGGTTCGTCAAAATATTATCGATCCTGGTATCCAACTAACCTTTACGGGAATAACAGGTAACACTGGTTTTGATGTTGGCGAACAAGTTACTCAAAATACAGCTCAAGGTATTGTCTATTATCGAGACGGTACAACAGTGCGACTATCAGAGGTCACTGGAACGTTTATAAACACAGCTAACTCAATAACTCAAATTGTTGGTAATGTGTCAGACGCGACAGCTAACGTGGCTAACGTTCAATCTATATCAATATTGAATACAGCAAAGGGACAAATTAGATCAACTAATACAACGTCGATGACCATCAAACGAACAACAATCAATACAGCGTTTAAGATTGGATCCTCAATTATAGGCGTTAGATCAACAGCTAATGCTATGATAGACTCTGTGAACTTTGACTACAGCACAGAAGCTATGGGCAATAACGCAATTGTTGAAGCTAAGGTTAAAACCGCCAACGGAATTGCTACTTCATTAGAAGTAATTGATAGTGGTTTTGGATATCTCGAAGCGGAAGACGTTGAGCTAATAAACCCCGACAACGAGTTTATAATCTCAGGTTTGTCGGTGCTCATCAATCAAGGAACCGGCGAAGGTTTCTGGACATCAACTGATGGATTCCTAAACTCTGATAAGCACATTCATGATGGCGAATATTACCAAGCCTTTTCTTACGAAATTCAAACAACTCTTTCCTTAGACCGATATTCGGAAGTGTTGAAGAAAATCGTCCACGTGGCTGGTACTAAGATATTCGGTAAAGTAGTACTGAACCCAGAAATTGAATTTATATCCGATGTGGTAAGCTCATCAATCCTACAAGAGTAAATACAGTAGGGATAGGTCAGGAATAATAATGCCTAAAATTACAACAACAAATTTCAAAGTTCACGTAGTAGATCAGTTATATGAATCTCTAACGGAACCGCAAAATAGTTTCTACTACATTTTTGCTGGCCGACCAGAAGCGTGGGATAGCGACTCTGCGCCTCCTGAACCAGAAGACTCTCAAAGCCAAAGAGTTTTTGATGTCTTCGATACTATGATATATGGTAAGCAAGTAACACAAGACGATGCTTCATATATGGTTCCAAGATATGATTGGACATCAAATACCGTATATGCTATGTTTGATGATGAAGATGCAACGCTAATGAGCAACAACTTTTTTGTTGTAGTTGATGCTAATACGTCTTATCATGTATTCAAATGTTTGAATAACAATTTTGGAGCCGAGTCTCTCGTTGCGCCGAATAGAAACGACACATCTGAAGATGATGAGTTTTATTTGACCAGTGATGGCTATCAATGGAAATTTCTCTATTCAATTCCAAGTTCAACGTTTAGAAAATTCGCTACAGATGAATGGATTCCTGTTGTCGAAAACGCAAACACTGTGGCTAACTCTACTCCCGGTGCAATAGATGTTATTGTTGTTGAATCGCCAGGTACCCAATTTAACTCATATGCCAATGGTGTATTCTCAGAAATTGCCGTAGATGGTGATGCAACTATTTACGGAATAGATAGCACCTCTTCTGCTAACACCGATTTCTTTAAAGAATGTGCAATCAAAATTGTAACTGGTCAAGGGGCCGGACAACAAAGACGCATTGCAGAATATTCAGTGCAAGGTGGATTCAAGCGAGTATATTTGGATCAAGCGTTTGTTATTTTACCTAACACTTCATCGACTTATGAAATCACACCCCATGTTTCTATTGTTGGTGATGGAGCCAATTGCGTCGCTAGAGCGATTGTTGATTCAACATCCAATACAATCTCATCCATTGAGATAACTGAACGTGGAACTGGCTATACGTATGCTACTGCAGAAGTTCGGGGGAACACTGGTATCATTGTTGCAAACAATGTGCAGATCGCAAACAATGCTGTTATTCGCCCAATCATTGGTCCTCCAAGAGGACACGGTAGTGATGTTTATACAGAGTTGGGTGCTACAGGATTGGGTTTCAGTGTTACCTTTGCAAACACTGAACAATTAACAATTCCTGCTACTGGAAAGTTTAGACAAATAGGTTTAATTAGAGATCCCTTATTTGCAAACGTTGAGTTGAGTTTAGCTAATACTATTGGTACGTTTGCTGATGAAGAAACGGTAATCTTAACAACAAACGAAAATATCAAAGGAACAACAACGTTCTATAACGAAGCTTCGTCAATACTACGGTTGACGGATGTTAAAGGTGGATTTGTTGCTAACGGAAACGTTCGTGGGTTAACGTCAAATGCCACTGCTGTTATTTCTTCAATCGATATCAATGGTGCCACTAAAAGCTTCGTCACGTTTGATCAAAGAATGCGGTTAGACACGTCGTTTAATGGAACGCCTGCATTCACAGATGGTGAATTTGTTGAACAAGAAGGTACCGATGGTTCTGGTGTTGTGCATGAATCTAACACCACCTTCACTGCGTTAACTCAAACGAGAGGTACTATTAATATAACCGATGGTTTGACTTCACAGACTCTTTCTTCTAACACAGCTTCAGCAAATGTTAACGCCATTGTCCTACCAGATCTCAAAAAGGCAAGTGGAGAAGTTCTTTATATTGAGAACGTTCAACCGATAACAAGAGCTGATAACTTGTCTGAAACTGTTAAATTCATCATTAGGTTCTAAAACGAATTTGTTTTGACTGTAAGTTGTTGCTAAATACAGGAGAAAATCCAGCTGGTTTCAAATGACCGCGACGTCTGTCTTGAGTAAGAGAAAACAACAATAAATGTCGACTGAAACAAATTTCAACGCAGCACCTTTTTGGGACGACTACGATGAAGAAAAAGGTTACTACAGAATCTTATTCAGGCCAAGTATGCCTGTACAGGCTCGTGAACTAACTCAGTCGCAAACAATCCTACAAAATCAAATTGAACGATTCGGCCGTAACATCTTTAAAGATGGTACAATTATCAAGGGTTGTTCGTTCATTTTTGATGGTGCGATTGATTATGTTAAAGTGCTCGACCTACAAGTTGATGGTCAACCAGTAAACGCATCGCAGTTTGCTAATACACTAGTTAGAAACTCAGCAAACCTATCAGCGGTAGTTATTGACACTAAAGATGGACTAGAATCACAAAACCCTGATCTGAATACTCTTTATGTAAAGTATCAAAACGCAGGATCAGACAACTCTCGGATCTTTAGTCCAGAAGATGTTATATCTGCGTATGATAGAGACTTCTCTATTCAGCGTGTTGAAATTAACGATGGTGGTACCGGCTATAGCAACAACGATAGCGTTGTCTTTACGCCATCTGGAGCTAGTGCTCGATTAATCACCGATAACCTAGGAACCATTCAAGAAGTTGTAGTTACTTCTGGTGGTAGTGATTATACCACCACTCCTACTGTAGCGATCGCTAACAGTGCAGGTGGTACCGCAAACGGTACCGGAGCTAGTGTCGTTGCAAACACTATTATTGCTCAGTTAACTATTGCTGCGAATACTTTTGCATCAGGAAATACCGTAGCTTACAGTCCAGTCGGCCGCGGTTATTCGTTCCGGGTTAACGAAGGTGAAATCTTCCAAAAGGGCTTCTTCATTCGTGTTGAGCCTCAATCTGTTATTGTGTCGAAGTACACTGTGGCTCCTGATGATTTATCAGTCGGATTTATTACCCGCGAGAGCGTCGTCAATAATAATGTTGACTCATCGCTATTGGACAATGCGCAGGGCGTATCGAACTTCTCAGGACCTGGAGCTTTCCGCTTAAAGTTGACCCCAGAATTGGCTGTTCTCTCATCTGAAGATGCAGCAAGCTCTAATACGTTCTTCTCCCTAGTAGATTTTGAGAACGGCCGGCCAATTAGAATCAGACAATCGTCTGAGTATAATGTGCTTGGTCAAGAGATGGCTCGTCGTACCGTTGAAGAGTCAGGCAACTATGTTGTTAAACAATTCCCAATCTTCACTGATGAAATCTATGCCAACACAACTCACTTCCAAGCTAGAGTGGGTGCTGGTTTAGCGTATGTTAATGGATATCGAGTTGAGCAACTTGACACAGGATCAGTTGGTGTACGTAAGGGTACCGATGTTGTAGAAGCTAAGTCGACATCAACTTCAATCAACTACGCGAACTATATCGAAATACAAAACATGAATGGTATCTTACCATTCAACACAACCCCTGCTGTTTCTCTACGCAGTGCTGTTTCTACGGGTGTCGCTAGCGGCGCTGGCACAGAACTAGGAACCGCACGAATCCGTGGTCTAGTATATGATCGAGGAACTCCTGGAGAACCTACAGCTGTATATCGTCTATACATCTATGATATTCGCCTAGTTGGTGGTGCATCGTTTAAAGACGTTAAGAGTGTATTCTACGATGGTGGTGGATCCCCAAACAACGGAGCATCGGATATTGTCCTAAATGCTTCGAGTGCGGCTGAGATTTTTGAGCCTTCATTCAATGGTGCTATCTTTAAGTTAGGTCGCAAGGCTCTGAAGACTATCAGAAACTTAACCGCGAACAACAACACCAACTACATTTATACTAGCGTTGATCAAGGGGTTAGCTTCTCAACGAGTGGGTCTCTACAAAAGAACCTAACCGGTAGTGATACCTTCCCGTATTCCGGAACTCTAAACGACACCGAAGAACGCGATTTTATCTTTATTGCAAGAAACGCAGCAAATGCTAGTGCTAACGGCACAGGCACAGTAGCGGTGACATCAGGTGCAAACACTGTAGTTGGTACAGGCACATCATTCTTAGCTGATTATATAATCGGTGACCACGTAGTGTTTGGCACGGCAGAAGTTCGTCGTATTGTTAACATTGCAAACAATACTTACATGCAAGTTGACTCAGACTTAACCAGTGCAAACGCGTCCACAATTCACAAGACCACATTCCCTGCAAACGTTCCTATTGCGTTTACCGGACACCCAATAAGAACAATTGCAGTCACTGGCGCTGGTAGTACGTTAACAGCTAACCTTGGGATTAACATCAGTAACTCATTAAACGTGAGTGCAATTTACAACGTAAAGCGTAGTAATGCGTTACAGTTGACTAAAAACTACAACGCTTCTGTGGTAGTAAAGATTGCTACAAACACTGCTCCAAACGGAGCAAGTGGACCTTGGTGCTTGGGTGTACCAGATGCAATCAGTATCAGTCGTGTGATGAAGACTACAAATGGTGACTACACAACAGGTGCTGTTGATGTAACATCTCATTTCAGCATCGACAGTGGTCAAAAAGAAACACATTACGGTTTAGCTTACCTGCGTAAGAAACCAACAAGCACGTTATCGATTGGTGCGGCGGACTACTTGACTGTAACATTTAGTGCGTTCACACATACAAATACAGGCGGTGGTTTAGGCTTCTTTACGGTGGACAGCTATCCAGTTGACGATAGCAGTTCTGCAAACGTAAGTACAACTATTAAAACGCAAAACATTCCAGTGTTCGTTTCACCTACTAGTGGATATGGTTATGATCTTCGTGACTCCGTTGACTTGCGTCCGATCGTTTCAAACACTGTAGTATTGACTTCTAACACAGCTCTAGCGAACGTTAACCCTTCTTCTACTGAAACATACACAGCTGTTGAAAAGAACTTCCCAGCTCCTAACAAAATCTTTACATCCGATTTCCAATACTACTTGGGTCGTTACGATAAGTTAGCTCTAAACTCTCTAGGACAATTCACAATTGTCGAAGGTAGCGCGTCTGAGATTCCTTATCCACCAAGTGATGTTGATGGAGCAATGACACTAGCTACAGTTGCTGTACCTCCTTATCCTACCTTGACTACTATGTCAAATTCAGGTCGTCCAGACTATACTGTTAAGGTTACAGCAAAACAAACACGTCGCTATACAATGGCTGATATCAGCAAAATTGATAACAGACTTCAGCGCGTTGAGTATTATACAGCGTTGAACCTGTTAGAGAAACAAACAAAGGATCTTATCATCCCGTCGTCTGTTGATGCCTCAATGGATCGATTCAAAAATGGTATATTCGTTGACCCATTCGCAGATTTCTCTATCTCTAATGTAATCGATGGTGAATTCACAGCTAGTATTGATGAAGCTGCTGGTGAGCTAGTGCCTCGCTTTGAACAAGGTAAGTTTGATCTAAAGCTCTCGAATACATCGGGTGTGGTTCAAACTGGCGACTTAGTAACACTCAACTATAGTGAAACTCCTTTATTCGGTCAAGCATATGCTAGCCGCGTCCGTAACTGTGTGGAAAACTATTGGAGCTTCACAGGTAAGATGGTTCTTACCCCAAGCTATGATAATTACTTCGAAACTCGCACATCACCACAAAATGTGATGAACATCGAAATCGATAACGCAGCTACCACACTTGCATTAGTTGAACAGTTGAACAGCATTCGTGCAGTTAATCAACCAGCGCCAACAGCAACCACAACCTCTTCTAACAATCTAGTATCTTCATCAACTACGACTGCTGATGATGGATCAATCTGGAGAGATGAAACATACGAAACAATCCAGTCAACGATCACTACTCAAACTAGAGATATGTTGAATGCGACGATATCGGAAACATCGCAGCAAGTTGGTGATTTCATTACCGACATATCGTTTGCTCCGTTCATCCGAGAACAAGTTGTTTACATTAGAGCTTATGGTCTAAAGCCCCGTTCACAACTATGGGCATTCTTCGATAAAGTTAATGTTACAGCGTTCTGTCAACCAGCTACGTTTGACGCTACCCTGTCTCCTTCTGGTACAGATACAAGAGCTTGGATGCCTTATGGTCGCATCGGACAAGGTCTAGTTGCAAACGACACTGGTGAAGTATACGGGTTGTTGTACATTCCAGCGGACACATTCTTCGTCGGAGATAGAGAACTTAAGCTATTAGATGTTGATAATCTAGTATCAGAATCAGCAGCTACAACGTCTACGTCTGTTATGTTCCATGCATACAACTATGCAGTATCTAAGAGTGCTCTTACGGTTTCGACGAGAGCGGCAGACATTGATCTAACAAGCTCAACTACTTCTTCGACAACTACAACTAGATCGAGCAGCAATCTTTCTACAATGGTACAAGGGCCTCCGGCTCCTGTAGTACAGGCTCCTGAACCACTACCTGATCCAGGACCTGCTATTGATTTTGCGGAACCTGACGCGAGCTGGTGGTGGTGGGATGATATTTTCCGGAATATCGCATCCGTTGATCCTATTGCTCAAACCTTTAGTGTAACATCAGACCACACCAGAGGTCAAGAAGGTTTATTCATTACATCTTTAGATGTATTCTTCCAACGTAAAGATCCTATTATGGGAGTTACTGTTGAACTACGTCTAACAGAAAATGGATATCCTTCCAAGATCGTTGTACCGTTTGGTCGCAAGCATCTGACCTCAAGTCAGATTAATGTGAGTGAAACAGCAGCGACAGCGACAAACGTATTATTTGATTCGCCTATCTTCTTGAAGGCGGGCCAGGAATACGCGTTTGTTATTATCCCTGATGGTAATTCTCCAGAATATCTAATCTGGTGTGCGCAGGTTGGTGGAACTGACATCACAAACACATCACTTCAAATCAGAAGTGATTGGGGTGAAGGTGTTCTATTCACATCAACTAACAACAGTGCTTGGCAATCAGTTCAGAACGAAGACTTAAAGTTCCGTCTGTATCGGGCTGAGTTTAGTACGTCTGCTGGTACATTAACAATAGCTAACAAGAGTGAAGAGCTCTTGTCAGGAACAATCTTACAAACCACCACTCCATCTGCATCTGCTAATACCCGGTCACGTAATCGTTCTGGTTTCGCACAAGGTGAACTAGCATTTAACTATTCAAACACATATGTGTTAACAGGAAGCGTGTCGTTTACAAGCAATTCTTCGGTAGTTACTGGTACTGGTACGAACTTCTTAACATCTCTATCGGCCGGTAAGTATGTAACGTTAAGCAACAACGCAACACTAACAAGCAACGTGCTAGCTACAAGTACATGGTTCGACGTGTTCGAAGTACAAGCTGTTACAAACAACACTTCGTTTGTAATTAGAGGTCAACCAAAGTTTAGCGCTACTGGAGTTAAAGCACTACAAGCTCCCGTGGGTAAAGTGTTCTTAAATGATGAATTGCAATCGAAAGTTCATCTAACAGATTCAACTACAGCAAACTCAACACACAAATTCACGGTTGGAGAAACTCTAGTAGGTTCTCTAACTGGAACCGTGATGCTAATTGATTCTATCGATGATCAAACAATCAGTCATTTCCAACCGCTAATCTATAGAACTGGCGTGTCTGGAACATCAATTGCTCCAAGCGTATCGTTGTATGATTCAACGTTCGTTAGCCGTGGATCGTATCCAATCAAGTTCAATGATACAAACTATATCACTGGATTTGATGCTATTGTTGGTTCAAGAACCAACGAAATAGCTGAAGGCGTCAATAAAACATTGTCGGTTGATTTGGCACTAACTACTAACAACTCAATCGTATCACCTTGTGTGGATTTACAAGCCTCAAGCATCATCTATTACAAAAACTTAATCAACGATGATAGTACAGGTGAAGCCGGACCATCAGGAGATGCAATCAGCAAGTATGTGTCTAAGACAATTGTCTTAGCAGACGGTCAAGATTCTGAAGACATCAAAGTATATCTAACTGCATATAAGCCAGTTGGAGCAGACATTGACGTTTACGTTCGTCTTCTGAACTCTGAAGATCCAGATAATCTACGTGATAAAACTTGGACAAAGCTTTCTCAACTTGGCGATGATGTTAGAAGCGATACGACAAATCGTAACGATTTCAGAGAGTTCGAATACAGCTTTGCTGATATTCCATCAGTTACGGCTCTGACTGGGGTTGTTAGTGGAACATCTGGAGCAAACTCTGTTTCAGGAGTCTCAACCTTGTTCACTACAGAGTTAACTGTTGGAGATGTTGTTTCTATTCCAGGCGCTGGTGACACGTATCATGTTGCAAAGGTAACTGGTATTACGTCTAACGTCGCTATTCAGTTGAGTTCAAATCTACCATGGACCGTTGGTGGTTCAAACGCTGGTAAGTTTGTGAACAATGAAGAAGCATTCCGGGATGTTACAAATCTAGGTACAATCACATACTACAACGATAGTGCTAAGTTCCAAACATACAAGACCTATGCTATTAAAGTTGTTCTTCGTTCGTCGTCAGTAAACAGTGTTCCAAGATGTAGAGATCTTCGAGCCGTCGCTCTATCGGTATAAAGATGAATCTAATAGATACAGATGCTCCTTTTTTAAAAAAGGATCCTTCCTCGGGAGCTGTTCTAAATACTGATAATGCTGGTTACGAAGCACACAAACGAATGCGTAAAGCTAAGCTTTTAGAAAAGCAAAGCACAAACAATCGTCTCCTGATGCTCGAAAACGGTCTTGAAGAAATTAAACAGTTATTGCTGAGACAGCTTGAACAGCAAAAATAAAGGTATTAGATGTCCAAAGCAGTTGCAAATGTAAACCCGAGTTATGACACATTTAGTGTTCTATACGATAGATTAAATCTAACGTTAGATGCTCTGTCAACCATTGTTGTAACAACGTTTGCAAACAGTGCTGGTGGAACGACTTCTGGAAATGGATATGTTGAAGGAATCTTCGGTTCTAATACGTTATTTGCTACTGCTGGATTACGGGGTGGTGGTGTTACTGCGTCCGCAAATTTAACCATAAGTTCAAATACCATACAAGGTGGAACAGTTGCTCAGTTCAACTCTAACGTCAATGTTCTTGGAGTAAACACAACTCTTTCATCAAACGTGACTAATGTTGTTGGCAATAACTTCTTAGTATCTTCAAACACTACGTTTTCAAATACTACGTTCTTTACATCTCCAGCTACATTCAATTCAAACGTAGCTGTTAATGGTACGGCGTTTGCTATTACATCTAACGTAAATGCCACAGGAGCTAACGTATTCTTCAACAGTGCTAAAGTATCTGTTCAAGGAACTTCGGGCGTGTTTGAAGTTACGAGCAACACAAATCTAAATGCAGCTAACGTAACAATCCAAGGCGGTACTTTAGATCTTGTATCTACTCTAACAAAAGCTATACCAAGCGCTAACGCAAATCAGTTAGGCAACACCGTAGCTCGTTGGGCACTAGTTGCTACTACTGGTAACTTCAACAGCACATTGACTGCAAGTGGTGTTATTAACGCTTCTGCTAACGTATCGTTGACTGGCGGTCAATTAACTGTGTCATCTAACGTATCGTTGACAGGTGGTAACACATCAATTACGTCAACCAACACTACTATCGGTTCAACAAACTTAAGCATAACTGCAAACACAACACACACGTCTAACAGTTACACAGTGAACTCAAACAACGTTGTGTTCGGTGGTGTAGCAATAACTATTAATGCTAACACAACAATCGGTGGAACGTTCTTAAACCTAAACACCACCGGAATAACTTTCGGTGGAACTACTGTAACAAACAACGCTAACAATGTTCTTGCTGGTGCTAACAATACTGTTACGGGTAAATTTACTGTTACGGGTTTGACGGTATTAAACGGTAATACGACCATAAATGCGGTTGCAACCTTTGGAGCTAACACTGTTCCATCATCAAACGGTATAAGTCTTGGTACTACTTCACAGCGTTGGAATGTATTTGCTAATAGCATTACCACAACCAGTGTATCAGCGAATACAATTACGACAGCAAATGTTGCCGCGAATAGTGTACTAATTGGTGGTATAGCTGAGCAACTAACATTCTACGTTTCCGACTTAGGATCTAACACAACATCTGCTCAAACGGTTGCACAGATACCTCGATCGGTTTACAGATCAGGTCACATAAATATACAGTTAAAGAATGCAAATAACACGAGTTATCAATACAGTGAAACGATTTATGTCCATGACGATAATGATACGTATGTTACAACTTATGGTGTGGTTTATAGCAACACCCAGATTGGAACCGTTGGTGCTTACATTAATGGTGCTAACGTAGACATTAGAGTATTACAAACTGTCGGAAATCTTGAAGCTCGTGTTGTTGGACACCTAATTAAATAAGGACTTAGATGGTCGACCGTAATTTTGAAATCGACACCGGCTTAAAGGTTGACGGTGATACCACTCTTGGAGCAAACGCTCAAGTTGCGGGAAGCGTTACTGTCGGTGGCGACTTAACGGTTACTGGTAACCTAAACTTCACTGTTTCAGGGAGTGGTGATTTTATTCCCACCACAACTGGTTTCTTGTTGGGTAATACATCTAACCGATGGTCTCTGAATGCATTAACTTCAAACTTCTCGGGCGTTGCTACGTTCGGTAACCAAGTAATATTCAACGCCGCTAACTCAACAATATCTTCTTTCCGTGTTCCGCATGGATCTGATCCGTCAGCGCCGACGAATGGTGATCTTTGGACTAAAACAACTGGAGCTTTCTTCAGAATAAACGGTGTTACAAAGACGCTAGCTTTTATTGATTCAAATATTAGTGGTACGTCTTTATCTGCAAACACATTAACAACAGGTCGCAAGATCAACCTAAGTGGTGATGTTACAGGAAATACAACATTCGATGGATCATCTGATGTAACGATCCCTGTTGTTTTCGGAACATTAGTTAATCTTACTGTAAGCAATACAGCCACTTTAGTTAACACAGCCATCACTAGCTTGAATGTCAGTGGCATTTCAACGTTCGCTGCTAATACTATACCATCAGCAAATTCTAACAACTTGGGTATTTCGACAAAACGTTGGAATATGTTTGGTACTAACATTGATCTAAGTGGTGCTTTAACTGTTGCTGGTACAGCTGCTATTACAGGTAACCTAAGTGTCGCATCCATTAGTTCAAACTCAACAGTTCTAGCACTTCAGAGCGCGTTAGCCTCATCTCCAACGGCAAATGTATCTTTTGTTGTAAATCGCGGAACTTCTGCTAACTCGAGTTTCGTTTGGGACGAAACAAATGATGTGTGGTTAATCAACACTGCGGGAACTCTTCAGCGCTTAGTCGTCAGTGATAGTGGAGCTAATAGCTGGGCAATCAACATCACAGGAGCTGCAGGAACAGCAAGTGTTGCGGGCACTGCTGGTACTGCCAACAACTCGCTTTATTTGGGATCACAGCTTCCAGCATATTATACAAATGCTGGTAATATGGATGCTGGGACACTACCAGCGGCTCGGCTAACTGGTACGTATGCTATATCTGTTTCAGGTAATGCCAATACTGCAAACGTAGCCACGCTAGCAACAACAGCTACCAATGCTACCAACGCTACGAATGCTAACACCCTAAACGGACAATCGGCTTCGTTTTATACAGATATTCCTGCTCGTCTTGGATATACGCCCGTTAACGCGAGTGGGGGAGTTTTAACGACCGCGCCGCAATTTTTAATGCCGACGGTGTTTGCATCTGTAGCAAATACTTCGGCGTCTGGTCAGGGTGCGTTAAGAGTTTATCAAGCCAACTCAACAGTAGGTGGCTCATTCATTGAATTCCATAACGTTTCTCGTCATGCAGTGTATTTCGGGTTAGATGCTGACAACACACTACGATATGGTGGATTCTCTGCAGGCGCTGTAGCTTATAAGGTTTGGCATGGGGGTCAGCAAGGTGCTGGAACCGGAATGGATGCCGATCTTCTTGATGGTCAGCATGGTTCGTACTATTCGAACGCTTCTAATATCAGTAGCGGCACATTGGGAACCGGTCTGCTATCGGGAACATATGGTATCTCTATATCTGGCACCGCTAACAATGCTACGAATTTCAACGGTCAAGCAGCATCATACTACGCAAATGCCACAAACGTTACAAGCGGCACATTATCGGATGCTCGTCTTCCTAGCTCAATGTCTTCAAAGACCTTTACGTCTGCTATTGCCGTTCAAGGTAATATAACTATACAAAACGGTGATCTGATTTCCTACCGTACGGGCGGCACAACAGGCATGCTAGCGTTGAATAGTGCCGCCGATCGTTTTCTTTATTATGATGGTACTAGCTATATTCTAAATGGCGCCAACCTATACATTAATACTGGTTTAGCTTGGCATAGTGGTAATGATGGCGCTTCTTCAGGGTTAGATGCTGACTTACTTGATGGCCAGCATGGTTCGTATTATTCCAATGCTTCGAATATTAGTACTGGCACGCTAGGAACGAGTTTCCTATCAGGCACATATGGTATCTCAATATCTGGTACCGCTAATAACTCAACTAATTTCAACGGTCAAGCGGCATCATACTACGCAAATGCTTCTAACCTCGGTTCCGGTACTGTAGCGGATGGTCGTCTTCCTACGACTATGTCGGGCAAGAATTTTAGCAGCAACGTTGCTGTAACTGGAACCTTTACAACTACTGGTAACGTTGCTGTAACTGGTAACGTTGCTGTAACCGGAAGCTTTACGGCTACCGGTGATGTTACAGCTTACTTTTCTTCCGACAGAAGACTGAAGACAAATATTACGCCTGTTACTGGTGCGTTAGAAAAGATCCTTAAGATTGGTGGATATACATACGATCGTCTCGATAGAGATGAGCACGAAATCGGAGTTATCGCTCAAGAGATTGAAGCAATCCTACCGGGTGTAGGAATTGTAGCTACTCGTGAAAACGGAATGATGGCGGTACGATATGAAAAGCTTGTCCCACTACTCATCGAAGCTATTAAGGAATTGGCATCTAGGAAATGAATATAAATGCTGACAAGGGACTCAGTATCAAAGGTAACACTTCGATAACGGGAAATGAGTCAGTATCTGGTTCCCTTCAAGTTTCGGGTAGTATAACTTCGGGTGGTAGTATAACTGCTGCCGGAAGCATAACACAGGGAGCATCAGACGCTCGACTCAAAGATAATAAAGAACCAATACAAAACGCTCTAGTGAAGTTGAATCAACTTACAGGGTATGAGTTTGATTGGAATTTAGACCTTTGCGAAATGGTAGGATACAACCCTACATATATTCATGAGCATGGAGTAATTGCTCAAGAAGTAGCTGCCGTAGTACCAGATGCTGTGAGACCGTCAGGATTCAATAACGAATATTTGACCGTAGCATATGAACGGCTAGTTCCACTTTTGATTGAAGCAATTAAAGAGTTGCAGCGAGAAGTTGCAGAACTAAAGGAAGTCAAATGAGCACAATAGAATTTACATTCAAGGTGTTAGAAACGTTACCGGGTCCATCGCTATTGGTACAATACGTTCCTGTGGATACTTCGTACAAATCCAAGATTTTAAAGATCACTATAGCAGCGACTGATCTTAGTGATCATGAATTGGTTAAGAAGAAGATTCAACATGCAGCTCCAAGCGTCGAATGGACGGAAGAAAAGAAGGCTGCAGAAGATGGTGATTACAAAACGGCTCTATTGTTGCTACAAGGCTTAACAGGTACAGCAGCCACTACCGCTCCTGTTGGGCCACCAGTTGCTCCTCCTAAAATACCAGATGTGTTAGAAACAAGCATTTCAACATATCCAGTCGAAACATCGGAAGAAATATAATGAGCCTACCGAGTTCAGGAACATTATCCATTGCTGAAATAGTAGCTGAATTTGGTGGATCTGCTCCTCACTCTCTATCAGAATATTATAGAGGTGGTGGCTTAGTTCCAAATACTGGAATGAATTCTGCCGTCCCAACATCAGGTGCTATATCTGTTAGCAATTTTTATGGTGCTACAAACACTATAATAACATCAGCCGTAGCTAGTAGTATGGGAGCGTTGTATTCAGACAGTGGTTCTGAAGGTGATCCTGAAGGGCTTTATGGTGAATTTGTTCACTATGTTTATGGATATCAAAGTTCTTCTTATAATACACCTACGCCCGCTGGCTTTCCTCCTGGCGCTCCAGGTACTGGTTCGATTACGCCATCCACTCACAATGGGCGTGATATAGCTGCGTACGGTTATACACACATCTATTTTTACACTCAAGATAAAGGGGGTAACCCCGGTGAAACTGCAAACTATACAAACACTTGGTGTTCACTATCAGGAGATTCAACTGGATTCAGTGTTTCTTTCAACGTCGATGGAACTTCTGTCGGTGTAATTACAGGTGAATATGATGCTGACAGCGGAACCACATATTATTTACTTGGGTCAACAACCGGTTCAACTCCACTATATCTTTCCGGATCAACTTGGACGTTAACGTTAACAACATAATGACAAAAACTAACATGCCCTGGCAAGGGTTTAAAAACATTGATCAAAAATTTGTATATGCTGTTGCTCCTGATACAACACCAGAGCACGGTTTCCATATTTTTGAATTCCAAGTACCCAAAGCTCAAGAGGCGAAGCAAGTTAAGCATCCCGATAACTCATTGCTGTATATTACTGAAAACGTACAAATAGCAGTTGGTGGTCAGTATCAATGGATCTGGTCTTTCAAGCCAGAACAAAAGCAACAAGTAGAACATTTGGAGTCTAATGTAGAGCTACTGACAAACGGTGCTCTAGATCCAAATATGTCATTTGTGTTTGATTATGACAACAATATCATTACTGGAACGCAACGTCCGTATGACGAATGGGTGAAGCCAGGCGTTTGGAGTGATGCTTCTCATGTACTAACAACATGGCTTCCATATACTAGTCGCTCTTTAGCTCCTTGTACGATGACATGCCTAATGCATACTGATGTATTTGCGTGGAACAAGCAAGTGACTTATCTAACGAGTGGCAGTTCAACTAGTTTACCGATTATTAAAGATTCAACCGATCGTTACGTAACGGTTGTTACGGGAAATGGTACACTTAATAGTAAACCAATTGAAGCAGGCAAGAGTTATCATTTAACATCAAAACCTGGAAAACTAAAAGCATTATCAGAGCGAATGGACGTCATATTCCACCAACGAGTAGCTGATGATTATGCCTTCACTCGTTTAGGAATTACTAACCCAAAGGAGGAAGTGTAATGTCAGGTTTTCTAGCAAAAGCTGTAGCACTCGGAACAGGTATTGATATTAAAGCTATCTTAGGTTTTGTTGTGAAGCAATTGCCAATTATAATTGTGATTGGTGTGCTAACATACTTTGTTCTTGACTACACTAAAACAAAAGCAAACCAAGCTACTTTAACGGCCAACTATGATACACTTAGCAAAGCACACAAAGAGCTTAATGATACCTTTGAAGAGTTCAAGGGCAATCAAACAAATCTAAACAAATCGTTTGGTGCTAAAGCGGCACTAAGCCAACACCAAACGAAGATACGAGGAGAAATTGGTAATGTACAAGTTAAAGGCAGTGATCGTCCCTTTGTTGATGATCCTGGTCTGCGGGAACGTGTTGACCGGATGCGAAACTATCAAGAAAGTTCGCCCGTCTATAGCGTTCAATAAAGAAACAGTACCGACTGTTCCAGAGCAGTTTGAGTGTGGACCTGCAGTCGAAAAGCTTCCTAGTGGAGAAATTGTTAAAGAATGGCCTTCAGCTAGATTGTTGGAATATGCTATTGACTCGTGGTTATGGGGTGAGAGTTGTGCAGTTTCTAATAGGTTGAATAAGCATTACTTTGCATGCGCTAAAGGTGACAAGAAAGAATGTGAGACATTTAAGACCTTCACTGAAGAAGTACGCGAACGACGTCAGTCCAAAGATAAATAGATCGAGTTAAAGTAAGGGCGCGATATGGCTGTACCAACAACAAGATCAGAGTTTTCAGAATACTGCTTACGCAGACTAGGTAAGCCCGTCATCAACATCGACGTTACAACTGACCAAGTTGATGATCGGGTTGATGACGCTCTTAAACTATTCAGAGACTATCACTTCGATGGTAGTAACAAATATTACTTAAAACACCAAATAACAGACCAAGATAAAATCAACAAGTACATCACAGTACCGGAAGATATTACTGGCATAAGTCGAATCTTCTCATTAAGTGGTATATCTCCAAGCGGTAACATCTTCGACGTTCGATATCAAATTGCTTTGAATGATTTGTACACCCTAACATCAGTGTCGATGACGCCATACTTCATGACGATGCAGCACCTTTCGTTTCTTGAAACGTTATTGGTTGGTGAAAAACCAATCCGGTTCAACCGTTATGAAAACAAGCTTTTTGTGGATACGGATTGGAACAAGCTAGGAACAGGTCAATATATCTTAGCTGAATGCTTGCAAGCTGTTGATCCAGAAGAGTATTCGGAAGTGTGGAGCGATCCATGGCTTGCAGATTATACTACACAGTTGATTAAACAACAGTGGGGCGAAAACATTAAGAAGTTTGGTGGAATGCAAATGCCTGGTGGTATTGTATTCAACGGTGATAAAATTTGGCAAGAAGCTGAAGAAAAGATCCAAGAACTACGCCAACGGTTAAAAGACGACTATACAATGCCACTAGATTTCTTAGTGGGGTAATAGATGGTAACAAATCCATATGTTACACCATACGTCCATGCTGGAGAATCAGATCTTCACGCCGACTTAATAATCGAGTCTATACAAATGTATGGTCAAGATGTTTATTACCTACCACGTACAAAAGTAAACTTCGACGATGCTACGTGGAACCAGGACGACATGTCTGAGTTCAATGAAGCGTATGTCATTGAAATGTATATCAAGAGTGTTGATTCATTCGAAGGCGAAGGTTCATTTCTCTCTAAGTTTGGCTTAGAGATTAGAGATCGCGTGAGCTTATCTGTGGCTCGACGCAGATTTACGGAAGTTGTAACAACAGTTGAAAGTACAATAGTTAGACCACGAGAAGGTGATCTAATTTACTTTGCTATGACTAAGAAGTTGTTTGAAGTCATCTATTGTGACAACAGAGCTCTTTTCTACCCATTAGGATCACTTCCCCTGTTTGATCTATCGTGCGAAGTTTTTGAGTTTAATGGTGAAAAATTCAACACCGGTATAACAGCTATTGATGAAATCGCTGAGTCCCTATCTGTGGATCAATATCAGTTTGCAGATCGTGATGGTAATGGTGATGTTGTTATTGATGCAGACGGTAACATTGTTACAATTCCTGCGTTCGACATTGAAGAGCAGGATGTGGAATTTGACAACTTTAAAATCGAAGAGGAAGCGGAAGACATCGTTGACTTCTCAGACTTCGATCCATTTTCGAGAGGTAGCTAATGTTACCCAATAAGTATTTTGAAAACGACGCCCTGCGTAAGTATATCATTCTGTTCGGTAGAATGTTTAACAACGTTCGAATTGAAAGAGATACCTCTCCGTCCGATGCCACAAAAAAGCAGCACATGATTGTTCCTATCGCTTATGGCGGTAGAGAAAAATACATGGCTCGTAACACAACCGATCCAGCAATTGAACGTCCAGTTGCAGCTCAATTGCCTCGCATGGCGTTTGAATTAGTAAACATGCACTATGATCCACAGCGCCAGTTAAGTACTGTGGGAAATCAATGCTTTATGCCTACGCCATATCGTTTTTACTTCAATCTCTATATCACTGCCCGATACGCGATTGACGCATCTAAAATTGTAGAACAAATAGCTCCATTCTTCAGACCTTCTATTGGAATAAGAGCAGACCTGTTAAACAACGATATCCCATATGATCTTAAGCTAACGATGCTTGAACCTGATATGAAAGACAACTACGAAGGTGCTTTCCTAGAACGCAGAGTGTTAATATGGACTCTACGGTTCTCCTTAGATGGATGGTTGTTTGGACCTGAGCAACAAAGTGGTGGTATTATCCGTTGGGCAAGTATTAACATTGCTGCTAATACTGGAGCAAATACAGAGCCGAGTGTGAATTCTAATACATATCCTATACTAGCAGGTACAGATCTTGAGGATATTGAACCTTCAGATCCATATACTATTAGGACAGACATAACAGAGTTCTTTGATGAGTGATATTATAGCTAATGCTTTAGCGCTACGTCCTTTGGATATTGCACTTGAAGCAAACGAATACATTGATGAAAACGGCGAGGTGATGATTTATACACCTCATGAACTTGCTGTACCTGAATCCGAAATGGATGAGGTGTTAAAAGATGCAGAAGACGATTTCGTCACTGTAAGATCCAACATACAAGCCCTTATGGGTGAAGGTATGGACCTGTTTAAATTTGCTCGTGATATGGCCGTGAATACACAGAACCCTGAACATGTTCAAGGGGCTGCTAGAATGTTCTCCGAAGCTCTTAAAGCTAACAAAGAACTAATGAATGTGCACAGAGATAGATTTGCACTTAAACCGCCTGTAGCGGAAACTAATAATGCGCAAAATGCGAAGACGATAAACAACATCGTCTTCCAGGGAACACAGAGAGAGTTGCTACAGCAATTGAAACAATTACAAAAAGATGACTCAACCACCTAATTTTGACGAACGAGTAATAGCTCACTACCCAGGTCAGCCAAGACTACGAGCAGCCGGATCAACCGTAGATCTTACAGCTTTCGAGCTACAAGAGATTATGAAGTGTCAGTCGAACCCTTTATATTTCCTGGAAGCGTATTGTAAAATCGTTCACGTTGACCGCGGTATCATTCCTTTCGTTCCCTACGAATACCAAAAAGAGATATTCCAAAAGTGTATCGATAACAGATACACCATAATCAAGTTACCTCGTCAAAGTGGTAAGACAACGGTTATGGCTGGGTTTATGGCTTGGCAGTTAGTCTTTAACGAAGACTTCAAAATGGCGTGCTTGGCTCACAAAGAAATGCAAGCTCGTGAAATTCTGGACCGTGTTAAGTTAATCTTTGAAAACTTACCTATGTGGTTACAGCCAGGGGTAGTTACATGGAATAGAAACAACATTGTTGTCGACAACGGCAGTAACATCGAAATCGGCGCGACTTCATCAGGATCAATTCGGGGTAAGGCCTTCAACTTAGTTTATCTTGATGAGTTTGCGTTCATTCCACCAAACCTACAAGAAGAATTCTATACCTCTGTTCTTCCTACGATTTCGTCTGGTAAGTCATCTAAGATTGTTATCACTTCTACTCCAAAAGGATTCAACCTTTTCTATAAGATCTGGAACGATTCAGAGAATAAAAAGAACACCTTTGCTCGTCATGAAATCAGATGGTTTGATCCGCCTGGACGTGACGAAGAATGGAAAACAGAACAACTAAAGAACATTGGTGAGCAAAAGTTCAACCAAGAATATGACACAGAGTTCTTAGGTTCATCTGCTACACTTATTGCGGGTTGGAAGCTTAAAATGATGAGTGGCTCATTGCCCATTCAACATGATGAACATCTAAGCATCTATGAAGAACCAATCGATGGTAAGAGCTATGTTATGGCTGTTGACTGTTCAGATGGTGTGGGGCGTGATTATAACACATTCGTTGTTCTAGAGGTATCAGAGATGCCTTATCGAATTGTTGCAACGTACCGAAACAACCTAATTGAACCTATGATGTTCCCAGAAGTCATAAACCGTATTGGTAAGCATTATAACGATGCTTATGTGGTTGTAGAAAATAACAACATGGGTGGACAAGTCGCTGGTATTCTATTCTACGATTACGAATATGAGAACATGCTCAGTTCCACCAGAGAAATTGCGCAGAACTCAATCAGTGAAGGCGTCCGTACAGTTGTTGGCTTAAAAACAAACAAGCGTACAAAAGCTATGGGTTGCAGCAATCTAAAAGCTATGATTGAAAACGACCAATTGTTAATAAATGATTGGGTAATGATCGACGAATTACAACGTTTTGTGCTAACTAAGCAGAGCTATGCAGCAGAAGAAGGTGAACATGACGACATGGTTATGCCACTTGTTGTCTTTGCTTGGATAGCTCAACAACCATATTTTAAAGAAGTAACCAATACGGACGCAAGACTAGCTTTACAATCAAAAAAGCAAAAGCAAATTGAAGACCAACTATTACCGTTTGGTATTATAGATGACCATCAAAATCAATCAACGTCTCCAGTAGTGACCCTTTATGGATTCGACTTCGATCTATTCCTCGGCGCATAAGGTGAAATCGAATAACACTAAATAGCTAATAAAGCATCTCACTAGAGAAAAAATTATAAAGGAGACTGAAATGGGGTTTAACGTCAGCCCAGGCGTCTACACAACTGAGATCGACCTAACAACTGTAATCCCTTCTGTAGCAACTACAGAAGCTGGCTTTGCAGGAGTATTCCGTTGGGGCCCAGTTGGACAGCGCGTTCTTGTGGACACAGAAAAGAAACTAGCAGAACGCTTTGGTAAGCCTTCAAATTTGAATGCTGAAACATTCTTCACTGCTGCGAACTTCCTATCATATAGCAACAAGCTGTATGTGGTTCGTGCCGCAAATACATCTGCTAACAGCACTGACATTGCAAATGCTGCATTGACAGCCGTCGGTCTAACAACAGGTACTGCGTCAAATACGCAGTTAGCAACATCGACCGTTAAGACGGCTGATGATTACGAAACAAAAACATTCGATGCTGGTGTATTCTATATCGGAAAGTATCCGGGAGCTCTAGGTAACTCACTAAAGGTAAGCACTGTAGAAACAGCAGCAGCTTTTAATTCGACTGTTAGCTTGATTCCTAACACTGATATCTCTTCAGTATCGACTGCTGTTAGTTATACAGTAGGAAGCAACACAGCAGCAGTACTAATCGTTCCTTCAGGTTCTGGTACATCTCAAACTACTCAAGCTGTTGGTACAACTGTTAAGAACTCTGTATCTGTTGGTGATTTCGTTAAGGCAGGTAACAACTCAATTGGTACGCAATACTTGCAGGTAACTGCAGTAAGCACTCCAGTAATTGATGGTGCGAACGCAAGTCTAACAATTAGCTTCTCGTCTCCATATACGCTAGCTACTGCCTACAGTGCTAATAACGTAGTGCGTTATTGGGAATTCTTTAACAAGGTAAACAAGGCCCCAGGCCAAACCGCATATCAAGCTGCGAGTGGTAACACTGCTGCTAATGATGAAGTGCACGTTGTTGTATCTGACGAAGATGGCTTGTTCACTGGTACGCCTGGAACGGTCTTAGAAGTATTCGAAGGTCTATCACGTGCTACTGACGCCAAGTCAGATGAAGGAGCAACCATCTACTACAAAAACGTTGTTAACTCAACGTCTGCGTATGTTTGGTCAACTCATGACTTCTCGACCGGTGCTTCAAACACCGCAACCAACGTAGCATCTTCGTCTGCAGTTGTTCCAGCAGCACTTTCCTTACAGGGCGGTCAAGATGGTCAGAACGAAAACGCTGTACCACTATCAGTAATAGCAACAGCTTTTGATAAGTTTGCTTCAGCTGAAGAAATTGATATCTCAATCATTCTTCAAGGTGTTGCAAAGGGTGGAAGCAATGGTACTGGTCTTGCAAACTATCTAATCAGCAACATCGCTGATGTTCGTAAAGATTGTGTCGTTGTTATTTCTCCTGAAAAGGCTGATGTCGTTTACGCTGCTGGTCTTGAACTAGAACGCGTTCTAGAATTCAGAAGCTCTCTAACAGGTTCTTCATACGGAATCTTAGACAGCGGATACAAGTACACATACGACAAATACAACGATGAATATCGTTGGGTACCATTAAATGGTGACATTGGTGGTGTAATTGCTCGTACAGATTCTCTTGCAGATCCGTGGTTCAGTCCAGGTGGAGCTACTCGTGGTGGTATCAAGAACGTTTATCGTCTAGCGTGGGCTCCGAGCCAAGCTGACCGCGATCAACTATACAAAGCAGATGTGAACCCAGTAATCTTCTTGCCAGGTCAAGGCCCAGTCCTTTACGGCGATAAGACTTTATTGGGTCGCCCATCAGCATTCGATCGCATTAACGTACGTCGCTTGTTCATTGTCCTCGAGAAGGCAATCGCAAGAGCAAGTGCTGCGTTGCTCTTCGAAATCAACGATGAGTTCTCACGCGCTCTATTCCGTAACATGGTAGAACCATTCCTACGTGAAATCCAAGGTCGTCGAGGCATCTACGACTTCAGAGTTGTGTGTGACGAAACCAACAACACGCCTGAAGTAATCGATACGAACGGTTTTGCTGGAGACATCTACGTTAAGCCAGCTCGTTCAATCAATACGATTCAGCTAAACTTCATTGCTGCTCGTACTGGTGTCGAATTCTCGGAAATCGTAGGCAGATTCTAAAAGAGGTGGTGGGGAGAAATCCCCACTATTCAGTTATATCAGAAACGGGTGGACCATAGCTCCACCCGTTTCTGTTTGTTCTACACCACGATCGTATGGTTTCTATAGACACTTTGTTTATAATACTTGCATCATTACACGTCGCATAAATTATATCACCACAAACTGCTGTTTGAGATGATGCTTTTCTAGCTTCTGATATTCGCTTAATTGAATTAGGGGTATGGTTTTTTCCAAACATACTATTTTTAGAACCTACGTGAGAAACTAATCTTCCCCTTTTCCATCCTTGTTCTAATAGTTCATTTACATTATTGACATCAACAACACACTCGTTAGTTCCATCCGCATTGATTAAATGAATTCGATTTTTCATTTGTTTAGATAAACGGGCTTTTGTCAACTTTGAGTGTGAAGAAAAGAACCCTTCTCCACCCTTTGTCATATTATAACCATTGGGTTGTTCGGTGTTTTTTGATTCTATGTAATATATTTCAGATTCACACAACTCCTCTTTTGAAAAGCATTCTTTTATAACTTCCCATTTAAAGTTATCCCAGCCATACTTTCTTATAGCTTTATAAAAAATTGTATTTTTACACTTAACAGTAGCATAATATTTGTGTGTAGAGATTCTTTTGGGCCAGTAAGAATCGATCCCGATATATTTTTTATTATTAATAGTGTTGGTTGCACAATAAACTACTCTCATTATCGAATCTCCTCCAGTTAATGAACTAAGAGTATTTAACTACTAACACATAAATATACCATAATATTCAAGGAGAATAGTTTTGGCCTTTTCAATTAACGACTTGAGAGCGAATTTGAACTTCGGTGGCGCACGTCCTACCCTGTTCACTGTTCAGCTCACATTACCATCTGGCGTTAACAACGCTGCAGCCGCAAGAAAGTTTACTATCTCTTGTGAAGCTACTGAACTACCATCCGACAACGTCGGTGTAATTGGTGTTCCATACTTTGGCCGTGTTATCAAATATGCTGGCGATAGAACATTCAACCCTTGGTCTGTTACACTTGTAAACGACGAAGACTTCCTAGTAAGAGATTCTCTCGAATCGTGGTCAAGCTTAATGAACACTCGAGTAAGCAATCTTCGTGATGCTCCTTCATCTAGTGCTGAATTCTATAAGAGCTCAGCAGAGATTACTCAATATGGTAGAACGGGCGATGTTCTACGCAAATATACCGTACAAGGTTTGTGGCCTCGGGAAATTGAAGCAATTCAATTGAACTGGGGTGAGCAAGACCAAATCGAAAAGTATCGCGTCACCTTCGAATTTGATTGGTTTGATGTAGATGGTAAGACTGGTAGAGGCGGCCGCACACGCTAAATAACAAAGAGCTGGTTTCGATCAGCTCTTTTTATTAGACATTGTGAGTTAACATATGGCATTCAATCTATGGGGTTTCGAAATTCGCAGAGCTGGTGGAGACATCGAGCAGCGCGAAAACATTCCTACCCCAGTTCCACCAGCTAATACAGAGGGCGCACAAGTTGTCCCAGCTGGCGGTGTTCAAGGTTATCTATTAGATTTAGAAGGTTCAGTTCGTACAGAAGCTGAACTAATCGCTCGTTATCGTAGCGTCGCATTGCATCCTGAAGTCGAGAGTGCTATCGACGATATTGCTAACGAAGCAATCATCACCGATCAACAGGGTGCTGCTGTTGACATGGATTTATCCGACTTAGATGTTGATGACCAACTTAAAGAAGTCATCCAGCAAGAGTGGGATCGAGTTCTTGACTTATTGCTATTCAGTACTAAGTCATACGAAATTTTCAAACAATGGTACATTGACGGTAGAATTTACTACCAAGTAATCATTGACGAACAAGCTCCTGAAAATGGTATCCAAGCTCTACGGAACGTAGATGCTATGCACTTACGTAAGATTCGTGAAGATACCACTACGACAGATCCGGACGGTTACGAAGAAATTAGAGTAGTAAATGAATACTACCTATACTCGCCTAATGGTTTCAAGAACAATGCACAAGTTCCAATGAACTCTGCATTCAGTAGTATGAATACTCAAGCTGTAAAGCTATCTAAAGATTCCGTCATTCACGTAACATCTGGACTACAAGATCAGATGAGTACAATGATTCTATCACATCTTCATGCTGCAATTAAGCCTCTAAACCAGCTCCGCACTCTAGAAGATGCTACTGTAGTATATCGATTAGTACGAGCTCCAGAGCGTAAAGTATTCAACGTCGAAACTGGTGGCCTGCCTCCTAACAAAGCGATGCAGCACGTCCAGAACCAAATGCAACGGCATAAGAATAAAGTAGTTTACGATCAGACGACCGGTGAAGTTCGTGACGATCGTAAATTCATGACTATGATTGAAGACTACTGGTTCCCTAAACAAGATGGAAAGGGAACTTCAGTTGACATCCTAAAGGGTGGTGACAATCTTGGTGAAATGACTGACGTAGAGTATTTCCAACAAAAACTCTACAAATCACTATATGTTCCTATCTCACGACTCGAATCCTCAACTGGTTTCAGCTTAGGTCGTCCTTCGGAAATCACAAGAGACGAATTGAAGTTCATGAAGTTCGTAGCTCGCTTACGTCTTCAATTCAGTCAGCTGTTTTATAAGATCCTAAGAACACAACTTCTGCTCCGTAATGTTATTGCTCCCGAAGAGTGGCACATGCTTGAGCAGAAGATCAAGTTCTTGTTTGCTGAAGACAACTTCTTCGAGAAGTTAAAGCAAACAGAAGTCCTTCGTGAAATGGCAATGACTTTGGGTCAACTTGATCCATACGTAGGGAAATACTTCTCTGCGGAGTGGGTTCAGGAAAGTGTAATCCAATTCACCGAAGAAGAAATTCAACTAGAGCAAGAACGCATGGAAGCAGAAATGCAACAGCAATTAGCTCTTGAAGTTCAACAAGCTGCCAAGATGACAAAAGCTACGACTCCACCTGGCAAATAACGTGTAACCATATATAATTCGTAAGGAGTTAACAATGTCAAACAAGAACATTTTAGATTTTGTAGCAGCTATTGCTACTGGTCAAACTGCACCAGCAGTAGAGTTCGCTAAGGCAGAACTTCAATCGCGCGTTCAGACGCAAGTCGAAAGCTTTAAGACAGACTACCAGTATAAGGTAGCGGGAGATGTTACGGTAGATGACAGCTAATAAGACGCCGGTTGATTTAACAACAAACAGCATTCAAACCACTGCATATGAACCACTCAAGAAGTTCTTAGATCTTCATCAACCTGTTCGTACAGATGATACGAATGGTAATGGAGACGATGTATTCAAAGCTGCTAATATTCAAACAATTGACCGCAGCTACGAGCGTCATGGCTATGATACGCCTGACGATAAAAACATCTACGATTATCATAACGATGACGTCCTAGACGCTCTACTGAAAACTAGAGCTGCTATTAAAGGTATGTGTATGTCTCAGTGGCAGCAAACACAGGATGTAGGATAATGGCATCGTATAAGTTTCTACGTGAAGAAATTGAGAATCCAACTAACCTCGTTGTTGAAAACACAATGCAAGGTAAGAAGCACTACATTGAAGGTCCTTTCATGCAATTGGAAGTGCCCAACAAGAATAAGCGCTTCTACCCACAGTCTGTAGTTGTTCCTGAAATTGAACGTTACATTAACGAACAAGTAGCTACTAAGCGTGCTTGGGGTGAACTGGGCCACCCAAATGGTCCACAAATCAACCTACACTTAGTATCACATATCATCACAGAATTAAATATTGATAAGAACACTGTGTATGGTAGAGCTATGCTTACCAATACTCCAATGGGCGATATTGCTAGAGGTCTTGCGGAAGCTGGATCGCTAGGCGTTAGCTCACGTGGATTAGGCTCAATGAGCGCACACAAGTCCTTAAAGGGTATTCAAGAAGTAAACGTATATCGTATTGCTACAGCAGCCGATATTGTTAACGATCCATCAGCACCTGGAGCTTATGTTACAGCTATGATGGAAGGCGCTGATTGGGTTATGGATCCGATAAGCGGCAACTGGGTTATGCAAGAAATGGTTGAGAACACCATTAAAGAATTCAAGAAAAAGAAGTTTTCACAGATTGATGAAGCAGAAATGCTAAAAGCTTTCGAAAAATTCATGACCGGGGTCGCCGGGTTTACTAAATAACAATACACAGAATTAAAGGAGTGTGAAGTGCCTCTTAAGAACGATACCTTGGTGAGTGAAGACATCATCCCTGCTGACACAAGTAATGACGCGAATGGTAAAGGTTCGCAAGTTCCTAGCCCAGTAGATACCGGTGATGCTCATGCAAACCGTGGAGCAGATAAGACAGACGAAACTGATGCAGCTATTGCTGACGTACGTGGTACAGATGTATCTCGTGCATCAATGATTGTAGCAATCATTCAGCAGCTAGTTGGCCTCGATGGCACTGATCTGAGCCAGATCTACACTAGTACATCACTAACGCAAGATGTAACAGCACCTGGTGCTGCAGCAGCCCCAATTGGTGCAAACCAATCAGGAAACCTAGCATCTATTGCAACCAAAGAAGAAATTGAAGACCTATTCGCTGGTCACGATCTTTCAGAAGAGTTTAAGGAAAAGGCATTAACCCTTTTCAACGCTGCTCTGTTCGCTCGCCTAACAGGTGAAAAAGAAGTCATCAAAGAAGAAGCGCAAGCACAAATCGATGAAACAGTAAACTCTGTTACTGATAAGTTGGTTGGTGAAATTGATCGCTACATGACCTTTGCTGCTGAATCAGTAATGACAGAAACAAAGGCGAACCTAGAAACAGTAACTCGCAACGAAAAAGCAGAAGGTTTTATTACCACTGTAATGGGTCTTGCGGAACAATATAAAATTGATTCGGATGCTGAAGTATCTTCGAAAGTGGCTGAGTTAGAAGCTCAACTAGCTGAAGCTGCAACAAAGCTGAATGAAGCTATAGAACGTGAAGTGACGCTTAACGAAGACCTTAAAGCTTTCCGCAAGTCGGAAGTTTTCAACGAGGTATCGGGTTCACTAACTGCTATACAGCGTGGCAAGTTCAAGACTCTCTCTGAGGGTATTGAATACGACACGCCAGAGAACTACCGTACTCGTCTGAACGTAATTAAGGAATCTGTAGTTGAAGCTGCAAAGCGCACAACAACTCCACCTACCCCTGCACTCGATATCGTGAGTGAATCGGTCGATGGTGTTCCTGCAATAACTGACGATGTACACGTTAAGACAGTATCCAAGGACCCACTAATGGCTGGTGTCATTGGCGTTCTGTCGAGACAAAAGTAAACCCAACACCGAAAACACCGAATTGCTATATAAAAGAGAGCCAAGAGGCAAAGGAGATACAAATGTTACTAGTTGAAGATCTAGTTAATAAGTGGGGCGACGTGCTAGACTATCAAGCACCTGGCCTCGAAACAATCAAGGATAACTACAAGCGTCACGTAACGGCGCAGTTGCTTGAGAACACCGTGTCAGACGTTGAGACCCACTCACGTTATCAGAACACCGGTTTGATCTCTGAAGCTGCTCCAACCAACCATACCGGTTCGTCAATTCAGAACTTCGACCCAGTGCTAGTTGCACTAGTTCGTCGTGCGATGCCAAACCTTATTGCGTACGACATCTGCGGCGTTCAGCCAATGACAGGACCAACTGGTCTTATCTTCGCAATGCGTTCACGCTACACCAGCCAAACTGGCACTGAAGCATTCTACGGTGAAGCCAACACTGGTTTCTCAACTGTAGTTGCTGGTAACACCACTCCAGGTCAAGCTGCAAACAACGTAGGTACCGTTCCAACTGGTAACTCGTCAACGTACAACTACGGTGGTGGTATGTCAACCATCCAAGCAGAAGCACTAGGTACATCAGGTAACACTGCATGGCCAGAAATGGGCTTCAGCATTGAGAAGGTTACCGTTACTGCTCAGAGCCGTGCATTGAAGGCTGAATACAGCATTGAACTTGCACAAGACTTGAAGGCAATCCACGGTCTTGACGCTGAGTCAGAACTAGCATCGATCCTATCGACTGAAGTTCTAGCTGAAATCAACCGTGAAGTTGTTCGTACAATCTACTTGACAGCTGTTGCTGGTGCGCAAGACAACACTGCTACTGCAGGTACTTTCGACCTAGACGTTGACTCAAACGGTCGTTGGTTGGTTGAAAAGTTCAAGGGTCTAATGTACCAACTAGAACGCGACGCTAACCAAATCTCGAAGGACACCCGTCGTGGTAAGGGTAACATCCTAGTCTGTTCTTCTGATGTTGCATCAGCTCTACAGATGGCAGGTGTTCTAGACTACACACCAGCACTTCAAGCAAACCAAATGAACATCGACGACACAGGTAACACCTTCGTTGGTATTCTAAACGGCCGCTTCCGCGTTTACATCGATCCTTATTCGACTTCACAGTACTACGTGATGGGTTATAAGGGCGTGAATCCAATGGACGCTGGTTTGTTCTACTGCCCATACGTACCACTACAAATGGTTCGTGCAGTTGATCCTAACTCGTTCCAACCAAAGATTGGTTTCAAGACTCGTTACGGAATGGTTGCAAACCCATACGCAGAAGGTCTAACCGCTGGTCTTGGTGCAATTACTCAAAACAGCAACAAGTACTATCGTCGGGTTTCTATCTCGAACCTAATGTAAGCCTTGAATATAACAAGACTACAAAACAAACTAGAGGGGCTCCCAAGCCCCTCTTTTTTTGTCTGTATATTCAAGCAGTTACAGTGAGTAAAATAGTAGTTTTGCGCATTCGTGTAATCTGATGCATTTGACTACTTTTCTATGAAACAACGCAAGACCAGATGTTGACTAACCGCCATAAATATCAGATAATAGCAAACTAGGAATATTCAAATGACTACTTGTGTTTTTAACCCAGCACTTCAGAATGCTGCTAAGATAAAGTTCGCTAAATTTCCAGAAGTAGAGTTTGCGGTACAGTCTTTTAACTTCCCTGGTGTCAACGGTCTATATCCTAAACAACCATTTCAAACGCAAACTATACACATGGGTCCAACGGGGATCGAATACAATCCTCTAGTGGTGAACTTCATAGTAGATTCTGGAATGGAAAACTATATGTCCATCGTGAAGTGGATTCAACAATCAATCACGATGGAACACAGAGAAATATTCTCAGACGCATCTGTTGTGTTTTTGAATGCTTTAAAACAACCAACTGTTACAGCAACGATCAGAGATGTAATGCCTGTAGCGATAGATGATTTACAATACCAAATAGCTACTACTGATCCAACGCCAATTATGGCAACAGCCACATTTGCATACACCAATTACAAATTTGAGTAAAGAATGAGTTATACAACAGAGAGCATCTTAGAAGAGTGGAAGTCGGATGCTAAAATAGATCGTATCCAACTTGGAGATGCGGCCTTAAGAACAGGTGAACTACACTCTAAGTATATGATGATCTTCTATGAAGAACGCCTTAAGTTAATGCGCTTGATGGATAAGCAGAAGAAACTAAAGAAGCTTCGTTTTGAATACTGGGATGGTAAGCTATCTAAAGAAGAGTTGGATTTCAACAAGTGGGATCCCCAGCCCCTTAAAATACTAAAACAAGACCTACCAATGTATTTGGACGCTGATGAAGTAATGTCAGAAGTTAACTTACGGGTAGGAGTACAAACTGAAAAAGTAAACATTCTCGAGAGTATCATTAAGTATATTGACCAGCGGATGGGTTTCGCTATCAAGACTTCTGTGGACTGGGAGAAGTTCCAAGCAGGTGGATAATGTCTTATTCCGAAACCATTACTGTAACACAACCTGATAATGTATTTATTAAGATCCATTGTTCTCAGGGTGTAGCTCAAGAAGTAGCTGAGCGATTCTCATTTATAGCACCTCATGCTAAACATGATAAACGATTTCGTCAGAAGATATGGGACGGTAAGATTCGTCTCTTTAACCTACGAACGAGATTAATGCATGCTGGGTTGTATGAACTAGTTGAAGAGTTTGCTTCCAAGTTTGGATACGAACTTGTTGACGAACGACAGCTGAAGAAGCAAGTTGTTCCAACTCCCGAACAACTTGCAATGTTCTTGAAGGCAGTAAAGCTACCAGAACATATTGTACCACATGATTATCAAATGACTGGTCTTTCGTTGGCAGCTGAATTGCGGAGAGCTCTATTATTGAGTCCAACGAGTTCTGGTAAAAGCTTAATGATCTATTTGATATGCCGTTGGTTCAACAAACGAACTCTTGTCGTTGTTCCTACCACAACCCTCGTTAAACAGTTAGCTACCGATTTTGCTGATTATGGCTACGGTGAACCTGTAAGCCAGATTCTAGCTGGTGCTTCGAAAGAACAACTAAACTTGTTCACAGTCAGTACGTGGCAGTCAATTTATTCAATGCCTGCAGAATGGTTACAACAGTTTGATGTTATCATTGGTGACGAAGCTCACGGATTCAAAGCTAACTCTCTAAAGCAGATAATGGAAAACGCAAGAGCTGAGGTTAGAATTGGTACCACAGGATCTTTAGATGACATGAAGGTTAACGAGCTAACTCTTCAAGGCTTGTTTGGTAAGATCCATAGGTTAGCAACAACTAAAGAGTTGATGGATCGAGGGTTAATTGCTAACCTAAACATACGATCGTATGAATTAGTTTATCCTGAAGAAACATGCAAGTTGTTTCGTAAGCATAAACCGGAATACCCAGACGAAATCAACTTCCTATATGAACATGAAAAAAGAAGTCGATTCATTGTTGGGTTGACTAACCGCTTAAAGGGAAACCGACTAGTACTCTTTAAGGGAATCAATCACGGTAAGTTTTTGTTTGAAGAGCTCCGTAAAACTAATCAAACAGTTCATCTTGTGTACGGAGAAATTGATACCGATGTAAGAGATGAAATTAGAGCGTTGACTGAGAAGAGTAAAGATAGTATAATAGTTGCATCTTACAGAACATTCGGTACAGGAATCAATATTCGAAACCTCCACCATGTAATTTTAGCTGCACCGATTAAGTCTAAGATATTATTGATACAATCTATTGGTAGATCGTTACGATTGGGTTCTGAAAAAACAGAAGCCTTAGTTCATGATATTGGCGATAACATTACAATCGGCAAGTATCAGAACCACACCTATAGACATTTTATTGGTCGAATTGAATTATATGCTAAGGAAAGCTTTCCTTACAAATTGTTTAGGATTGATTTGTGATTTTTTATGTCCGTCTAATATCCGGAGTTGAAATGGTAGGCGAAAAGGTTCAGGAGGATTCTAACTTCCTGACCCTTAAACGACCTCACACTATTCATGTCAAAGAAGACATGAATACCTTCATGCTTCTACCATATTGTTTAGGTACAACCTATCCAGTAGTAAACAAAAAGTACATTCTTCAATTTGGCGAAGCTCACAGTTCGTTCGCATCAGTGTATTCTGGAATGATGCAACGTTCGTCAGGAACATACGAAACGGACATTTCAGATGATTTTGAAGATTCCGACGAAGAACTTAAACAAGTGAGCAATTCTCAACCCACTTTCCATTAATCTAATATAACTTGTCGGGGACAGCGGTCATTATCAACAAGTTTTAAAAAGCGTCAACACTTAATTGAAAAATATGAAACAAAAAAAGTATTACGTCAGCAATAAAGACTTATACGTTGCGATGTGTGATTATCACAAAAAGGTTAAAGAAGCCAAAGAAAACGGGACGTTAAAGCCTAGAGTCCCTGAGTATATTGGCCAATGTATTATGCTTATTGGTAAGCGCCTCTCCACCAAGCCAAACTTCGGAAGGTATTCATATACTGAAGAATTGGTTGGGGATGGTGTTCTTGCTTGCATACGTTACATCGACAATTTCAATCCAGAAAAGTCTACCAATCCGTTTGCATATTTCACGCAAATTATGGTTCACGCATTTGTGGGCCGTTTAAATGGTGAACAAAAGCAAGCGTACGTTAAAGCACGTCTAATGAAGGATGTGACTGAAACAGCTAGCGACTTTGGAGTTGACAATATGGATAGCGAGTCGACTGACAGTGATCCAGTTAATAACGTAATCGAAGCATTTGAACGTCGTATGACAGACCGTAAAGCTAAGGCAGCTAAAAACAAAGATGCAAATTCCGCAAATAAATAGACCACACGAGAAGGTAATCTTCTTAGGTGATACACACATTGGAGCTCGTGGTGATAGTCAGCTATTTCACGATCGCTTTGAACTCTTTTATGAGTACATGTTTGAGTACATGAAGCAAAACGGAATCAAAACGGTTGTCCAATTTGGTGATCTATTTGATAGACGGAAGTACGTTAACTTCGCATCACTAAAGCGAGCTAGAGATTATTTCTTTGATAAGATTGAAGCTAATGGTCTGAACATGATAACGTTTTTGGGCAATCACGATATTGCTTACAGAAACACGTTAGAAGTTAATAGTCCGTCGTTGCTTCTTAAAGACTATAAAGACATAACGGTTGTATCAGAACCAACCGAACTCAAGGTAGGTAACGTTAACCTGCTTATGATTCCGTGGATGTGTCCAGATAATTACGAACACGCGATTAAGGTAATCGAGCAAACTAAATCAACATACTGCTTAGGACACTTCGAACTGAATGGTTTTGAAATGTATCGAGGAGCGCCATGTGATCACGGTCTAGCTTCTGATATCTTTTCTAAGTTCCACCATGTGTGGTCTGGCCACTTTCACCATGTATCCACTAAGGGCAACATCACCTATATTGGTTCACCTTATCAATTGACGTGGCAAGACTACGGAGACGAGCGAGGATTCTTCGTTTTTGATCCATCGTCCCAAAATGTAGAATTTATCAAAAATCCATTTGATATGTTCTTCAAAATGAACTATAATGACAAGGACGGAAAATTTAAAATAGCTGACCTTCTGAAAAAAGACTTCTCTGTTTACGAGAAGACTTACGTGAAGGTTGTAGTTGTTGAGAAAACCGATCTCTATCTTTTTGACAAATATATTGAAGCGCTAGAACAAGCGGGCGCGATTGTTACGACTGTTGAAGATCACAAGTACCGTGATCTTGAAACCGACGAAGAAATATTCGAAGGAGCTGAAAAGATCAGCGACACCATGAAGCGTGTTGCTAAGGTCTATAAAGACACAGTCGATGAAAAAGAGTTGTTTAACCTACTAATGGACCTCTACAACGAGGCGATTAACGTACAGTCTGAATAAGTGATTAAATTTACACGAGTAGAGTACAAGAACCTTCTATCAGTAGGCAATACCCCTATTACGATGGACCTAGATGAGCCTGGCAGTTACTTAATTGTCGGTCGTAATGGTGTGGGTAAATCTCTGCTAGGCGAAGCAATTACATACGCATTGTATGGGTGGCCTTATCGAAAGATCAAGAAGACACAGTTAGTAAATTCAATCAACAAGAAGGATATGTTGGTTGTGTTGGACTTCATTGCCAACGGAAAAGTTTACAAGATTCGTAGAGGTATGAAGCCTACGATATTTGAAGTGTTCTGTAATGGTAAGCTAATAAACCAAGACGCAGAAAATAAAGACTACCAGAAGGAGCTCGAAGAAAAGATTCTTCGAATGAATTACGAGTCGTTTAAGCAGATCGTTCTGTTGTCAAAGACTTCGTACAAGCCGTTCATGGAGCTTAAAGCTAATGAACGCCGAGATGTGATTGAGAAACTGCTTGACATCCAAGTATTCACTGGTATGGCAACAGTCTTAAAGAAGCGACGTGAAGAAGCTTCGAAAGAATTGGATCGTGTTGAGACAATAATTCTAACCACAACTGATACCGTCAAACGCATTAGAGCTAACGTAGCTCGGTTTGTTCAAAACACCGAAGAGCTAGTTTCATCAAAGCAACTGCACATTAAGACGTTGATGTCTGAAGCGTCTAGTGCAAATGATAAACTCAAAGTAATCAGAGAGCAAATTGAATCGATTCAAGAAACGTACGAAGGCGCGACAAGAACTACTAGACTAAAGCGCGACAAGGCAGTTCAACTTAGAAGTAAAGTAACTGATAGACATCGCTCCATTACTAGGGAGTTGGAGTTCTTTGAGCATACAAACAACTGTCCTACTTGTGATCAAAAGATTGATAGTAAGTATAGAGACGACTCAATTCAAGGAAGACGTGATACCCTTGTTGATCTGGAAGGTGCTTTAGAACAACTCGATCAACGCCTTCAATTGATCGTAGCTGACGAACAGAAGGCTTCTGTATTGGGCTCTGAGTTGTCTAAGTTGCAGACAACTTCAATTGAGTTACGTTCAACTATTCGTCATACAAAAACTACTGTAGAGTCTTTAGTTCGTGAACTCGATCAGTTGAAGTCTCAGCAAAGCCAATACTCTGAACATGAAGGCGAGATAACAGAACTAGAAAACGTCTTACGTGATAAGATTAAAGGCAAGAAGAAGTTGCTCAAGCAATTGGATCTGTATAAGGTTGGGACATTGCTTCTGAAAGATTCTGGTATTAAGGCTCAAATTATTAAGCAGTACGTTCCTGTTATCAATAAATTCATCGCTAAGTATTTGG